TTCGGTGGTGGCGGTTTCCCCGGTTCGGTGGTGGTCCCGGACCATCGCGGCTTACCTCATCACGCTAACTTACAAGCGTGGCAAGGACGTTCCCGAGGACGAGCCAGCTCGGCTGCGGTACGACGAAGTGATGAAGATGCTGGAAGGGATCAGCAAGGGGGACATTTCCTTGCCGTTCCCCGCATCGCCGGACTTGCCGACCAACGTCTCAGGTGATGTGTTCATCTTCAACATGTACGAGGGGAACCTCTTCGCTCCGGCCGACTTCCGACTGGGCCACAGTTACCCGATCGATGGTTGGCCCCGTTGGGGGTTTGATTATGGCGGGTGACTTCCATGCTCGGACTCAGCGGCTGATGGACAACCCTGGTGGCGGCAAGCTCATCTTCAAGATCTCGTTCGACCAGGTCTACGCGCGTTACCAGCACGAGCGTCGGGACCTTTACCACCCGAGGGGTGGCGGTCCTGGATACCTCCGCAATGCGCTTAACGCGAATGCTGCTCGTACGTTGCAGGCTCTTGCAGATGCAACTCTTCGTGGCAACCAGTCGATCGCGATGATCCGGGCGGCTCAGCGAACTGCGCAAGTAGCGGAGTCGGGTGCGCCGGTAGAGACAGGTGAGCTTAAGAAGGATGCGGAGATCAAGGTTTACGACCGGGGCGCGCTGATTTTCCACCGTCCGTCGAAGGCTCCCGGCCGCGAACCCAACAGCAGGCGTCGGACCGGCCGTCCGTCGCGGGCAAAGCGGACACCACGATGATCCTGATGAAGGACCTCATCCAGGAACTACGTGACTACCTCGAAAACCCCGTTCTGGAGATCGTGCCTGGGCCGGATGACCCCGATACTTCCGAACGGTTCATTAAGTTGACCCGCACTGGTGGTGTGGGACTCGACCTGGACGATCTGTTCGACCGTGTCGATATCGCGGTCGAGGTTGCCGGGGCACAAGGCGATTACGACGACGCGGAATCGCTGGCGTTCGAAGTCGACAGGTTCTTCCTGCGGCATGAAATGGGCAGAATGAGCGGCGCTCGGCTGTTGTCTTTTACCAGGGGTGGCGGTCCTTCGGCACTTCGGGTGGACGACGCTCAACGTCACCATTTTGTGTGCAGTTACACTGCACATGTACAATCGGCACTAACGGCCTAGGAGGACCTGTGGCAAACGCAACACAGCCGACACCCAGCGATAAGGTTGTCGTTAAGGCTCAGACCGGTTATTCGATCGACGCCATGGGCGCCGAGGGTCTGGAGGACGTTCCCGTCGTCGACGACCGCACTGGCGTCGAGATGACCCGTGAGCAGGCCGAGAAGCTTCGGTCCCTGGCTCGTCAGCAGGACGTGTCGATCACCGTCACGGCCAAGAAGGAGGATGACCAGTGACCACCGGTGTTCTCTATGACGCCAACAATGTTGCCGTTGGTAACGCCACGTGCTGGTACAAGCCGTGGACCGCCACCCCCTCTGTTCCGGTCGCTGACGCCACTGCTGTCTTCACTACCACTGCGTGGGAGACTGCATCTTGGGTCAACATGGGTGGTACTGACGAGGGCTTCAAGGTCAACGTCGAGACGAGCCTGACCGAGCTGATGATCGAAGAGCAGTCCACCCCGGTGGCGCAGTCGGTCGAGTCACGAGGCATCACGATCGAGGCGGCTCTGGCCGAAGACACGATCGAGAACATCAAGCTCGCCTGGAACGGTGGTACCATTGCGGTTGGCGCTGGCCCGCCTGCCAAGAAGACCATCACCCTCACCGACACGATCAACTACTGGACGATCGTGTTGGAGATGCGCAACTGGATGGGGTTCGCCCGGCGAATTTACATCCCGAAGACCACCATCAACGCGTCCGGTACGACCGCATTCCGACGTGCGGCCGACAAGCGACTGTACCCTCTGCGGATCACGTCGATCTGTGCACCTAGCCAGATCCAGATCGTCGAGTTCTCCGCCTGACCTAGTTTCACCCACTCACCCGGCATAGTGAGGTCCTTTTCATGGCACAGTTCAATGCAGCCAAGGCTGTCGACCCGATCAATATCAATCTCAAGCCGTACGTCGACCTGGAAACGACGATTCCTGAACCGTCGACCAAAGCGATGACGGAGTTTCAGAACGTGCTCGTGTCCATGGCCAAGGAACTGAACATCAAGCCCGGCCAGCAGATGGACCTGGCAGCCATGGCAGAGATGCCCGAGGACGCGGCCAACGTCATCGCGGACAAGATGCAGGCAGCAATCATCGGATTGTGCGGTGGCGCTATCACCGACGCACACCTGGACGCGCTTCCCTTCCGCGTCAAGATCGCGTTCATCACGTGGTTGACGGGTGAGATCAGCCCGGAAGCCTCGACCCCCGGTACGAACAGGTAACCGGGGGCGAAGACAACCGACTGCGTTGGTACTTGGCGAGGCGGTACTTTCAACTCAATCCGGCTGAGTGGGACGCGCTACCTTGGTGGGAAGCTCGACTCCTAATCGAGGGGTTGGAGCAAGAAGGTATCCTCGGGGACCCCGATAACCCTGAGCGTAGCCCGACCACCCAAAATCAGCCCTTAAAGGGCATAGATCTCACTAGTGCGGACCTGAACTCCGTCGGGGGTTTTCAAGTTCGCCGTGCCGGGTGAGATGAAGAAGGGGAGTGGTTCAGATCGGAACGTTCGACGCCGGAAAAATTGAGGCGGTTCTGACTCTGGACCGCTCCCCCTTCAAGAGGGAACTGGCGGCAGCCCGCGCCGAGGTTGCAACGTTTGAAAAGAAGAAGCTAAACAAGACGCTGCACCTTGATGCCGACGTCGCTGCCGCGTTGGGTGAACTCGAAGCTGTCGACGAGGCTGTCGACAAGATCCCCGAAAAGAAGACCACCAAGATCAACATCGAGACGGGTAACGGCGTCTCGCGGACCCAAGCTCTCATCACGGCGGTCCTGGCCGGGCTCCCCCTGATTCCTGCCGTTGCGGCTCCAGCTGCTGCGGGCATCATGGGGTTGAGCGCATCGCTTACGGCGGCGGCCGGTGGAGCCGTGATCCTGACGGCCGGACTCGTCGGCGCGGTGCAGCGATTCAATGAGGTGAAGGAAGCTGGGGGTCGGATGACCCCTGAAATGCTTAAGTTCGGCGCGGCGATCAGTGTCCTCGGCACCCAGTGGGATCGGTTTATCGCCGTAACCCAAAATATGTCGTTCACTGTGATGACGACCGGCATCAAGATCCTGTCGGATCTGCTGCCCCGTCTGGTCCCCGTCTTCACAGCTTTTGCCAACGTGGCCAACGGCGCGTTGAAGGCAGTCGGTGGTTGGTTCAACGGACCTGAGGGCCAGGCCATGTTGACCTGGTTCCAGACCTTCGGAGCCATGCAGTTCGGCGTGATCCTGGGTATTCTGGGCGACATGGGTCGCATCTTCATCAACCTAATGATGGCATTCTCTCCGTTCGCCACCACCATGATGAACGGGTTGCGGAGCCTGACGACCGGTTGGGTCGCCTGGTCTGCAGCGCTCAGCTCCAACACCGGGTTCCAGGAGTTCATGGCTTACGTTCAGCAGATCGGCCCGCAGGTCCTGGCGACCATGGGGTCGTTGGTCAACGCGATCGGCGCGATCCTGCGAGCGCTGGCTCCGCTCGCGCCGGTCCTGCTGTCCGTCATCAAGGGGTTCGCGGACTTCATCTCCGGGATGAACCCGGCCGTGCTGACCGGCATCATCGTGGCGGTCGGCAGCTTGGTCGCCGTCTGGACCGCGTACGAGGCGGTTGCCTCGATCGTGCGGGCCGGGATGATCCTGTGGACTGCGTTGATGGGAGCCTGGCGCGCGGTCACTATGCTGGCGACGGCGGCTCAGTGGCTGTTGAACGCGGCGTTGCTGGCGAACCCGATCGGCCTCGTAATCATCGCAATCGTCGCGTTGGTCGCGGCGCTGGTCATCGCTTACCAGAACAGCGAGACGTTTCGTAATATCGTCAATGCGGCGTGGGCTGCGATCAAAACCGCCATTGCCGCGACAATAAACTGGATCGTCAATACCGCTGTTCCCTGGGTGATGAATGCCGCGACTCAGATCGCAGCGTTCTTCACCCGGATGAAGGATCGGGTCGTCTCGGACTGGAACGCGCTATACGCTCGCGTCTCCGCGATCGTGAACACCATTCGAGCGGTGATCACGGCGGTAGTTGCGGCGATCGTGGCCCGCGTGGTTAGCGACTTCAACACGATCCGCAACTTCGTCACCACGGCGGTAAACGCGGTGCGGGCGGTCATGACGGCTCAGTTCAATGCGGCGCGGACCGCCGTCACGACAGCTGTCAACGCGGTCAGGACGGCGGTCACCGCAGCGTTCAACGCGGTCAGGTCCGTGGTGTCGGCGGTCACCTCCGCCGTCTCAGCCGACGTTAGCTCCCGATTCAACGCGGTTCGATCGGTCGTGACCTCCGTCGCGAACGCGGTCCGGGCCGTGGTTACGTCGCAGTTCCAGGCGGCTCGCGCCGCAGCGGTTGCCGCGTTTGCGGCGATGTACGCAGCGGTTGTGGGCCGGATGAACGCGATGCGCTCGACGATCGCAGGCGTGGCCAGCTCGATCCGGGGGATCTTCGCCGGAGCCGGTGGTTGGCTGGTCGGCGCAGGGCGGGCGATCATCGACGGTCTGATCTCCGGTGTCCGGTCCGGCATCGGCGCATTGCAAGGAATGCTCAGCTCCGTCACCAACATGATCCCGGACTGGAAGGGGCCGCGTGAGCGTGACGCGATCCTGCTCCGTCCGGCCGGTCGACTAATCATGAAGGGTCTCATCGGCGGAATCAAGGACCAGATTAACCCGTTGAAGAGCACCCTCGCCGGAATTACCGACATGGTGGGTGGCGGTTCTTACGGGTTGGCCGGTGCGACAGGGGGTGGCGGTTCTTTGGCCCTGCGCGGTACAATGGCTCCAGCGCCTATGGCCGTCACGTTCAACAACTATTACCCGGTTGCTGAGCGCTCTTCCGAAAGGGCCACCCGTCAGATGACCGAAATGGCAGTGTTGGGGGTGTTCAGCAGGTAATGGCCACTACATCCACTCACGCTGTCACGGTTGAAGGTGTCCGGTTGGACACCTTGGCCTACAACATCGAGACAAAGACTGGCTGGGACCTGGGTCAGACGGCTCGTGGTTCGAACAGTGAAGTACCAGGCAAGGATGGGGAGTTGTGGACCCCAAACAAGCGCGAGGCGGCTGGTCGATTCGCCCTGCAAATGTGGGTTGCCGGAACGGATGTGGACGGCGTTCCTGGGTCTGACGGATACATGACGTTCCGCCAAAACCTGGACATGTTAAGGACAATCTTTGGCAAACGACACAAGCTGCTTACCGTTACCTTGGCGTACGGTGGAACGGTCGGGACCCGTGAGTTTCTGGGTGAAGTGGTCCAGGCTTATGACCCCACGATGCTGGGGTCAGGACGTGCCGGGCGGTTCACTGTTCTATTCAACGTTCCGGACGTTTACTGGCGCGATACTGCTGATCAAAACTACGACCTCACCAACGCAACCGTAGGCCAGAAGACGTTGACCGCTTTTGCGGGAGCGACTGCGAATATGAGGGACTTAATCGTTGTCTTCGACGGACCCTGGACCAACCCAAGCATCGTCGACGACGCCACAGGTCACACTTTATCGTATAGTGGTACCATCGGTTCCGGGACCCAATGGAACGTGGACACCACAGCTCATACCAGTAGGACCGGATCAAGCATTGCCTTCACGGCCAATGGCACGCAGGCGATGCTGGCAACGTCTCGTTCTGGCGCTCACGCGCCAGGGCTCTTCGGACTGACACCAAACGGATCTACCGCCCCCACCGTGACCATCGGCGGATCCGGTACCAGCACCGGATCACGGGTTCGGATCAGGGGACGGAGGAAGTACCGTTGAGTCTCAGCTTTCGCATTCTTAACCTGGATACCGCAGCCTACATCGGTGACGTAATCGATTTCACCAGCGTCAAGGCATCATTCGAGTACTCCGGCGTCGGCGCGCTCAACATCGAGCAGCCGCTGACCGGCCGGTTCGCCAACTTGCTCACCACCGACGTTGAGGTGGTCGCGTACTGGAACAATACTGAAATCCGCAATGGACGTTGGGTGGTTCGCGGCAAGCAGGGTGAGACCGTTGATGACAGTGGCGGTCGGGTGGGTCTGGGAGGGTTGAGCTGGGCTGACGTTCTGCGCAAGGTGGTCGTCTACGCCGACACCACCTTCACAGCTCAGACTCCCGGCGCGATCATCCGAACCTTGCTGCAGACCGCCACCACCCGTGGGGCATTCGGTGCGGCGAACACGACCACTTCTACGTTTTCGAACACCCTGGATTCCAAAGGTGTTGCGTGGGCTAACAGCCTCACGATCACCTACCAGGCTGGCGCAACTTACCGTCAGATTCTAGAGTCGCTGGCTGACCGTGGTCTGATTGACTTCGAGTTCGCCGGTCGCGACTTGATGATGTACAACGGCACCACGATGGGGACTACCAAGGACGTGGTCCTGGCGGCCGGACGGCACGTCAAGGAGACCCCGTTCAAGGAGTCGACCGAGAATAAGGTTAACTACGTCCTGGTTGAGGGTGACAATGGGCTGCTGACTGAGCGGTTCGTGTCAGGTCCCCGACGCGAGGAGTCGTTCCAGTCGCAGTCCGGCATCAAGGATGCGGGTACGCTCGCGGTTCTTGGGGACTCGTACCTCACATCAGCCTCGATCACGAAATCACAACGCACCACCAAGATTGCGTCAGCCTCGTTGGTTCAGCCGTTCCAGGATTTTAACGTCGGGGACTCGATCATCTACGACGATGGTTCAGGTCCGCAGACGATGCGAGTGCGTCAGATCACGGTCGAGATCGACAACGACGGCCGGATGGAAACGTCGCTAATCTTGAACGACCGTATCCTTGAAGATGAAATTGTTCGAGCGAAGACTCTGACGGCGCTCGCCGGAGGTGTTACGTCGGGAACAGTCGGCGCTCCCGAGACTGACGTGGTCACGGACACCACGATCCCCAAAGCTCCGGCATCCGCAACCGCTTCCAGTTCGGCCTACGTCGACCAGACTAACGGTCGATCCTACGCGCAGGCGACCGTTACCTGGCCTGCGGTTACGCAAAACACCGACAATACGGCTATCGATGATCTTCACGCATACGAGGTCAAGTACCGAACCGACACCGCCACCCCCGCAACGACCCCAACCTCGTTGGCCCCGGCCACCCGATACGACACCCTTACGGCGCGGTTCGACCGACGCGGCAAGACCTACGGTTGGACGACCGGTATCATGCATGGGTCGTGCCGGGCCGGAGGTCGGGACTGGTTTGACTTCGCAGACACCCGGATCGGCACTGCCAACGCACTCGGTGTGTTCACCACCACGGCCCATTTGGTCCGCAACTCGATGGTACTGTTGGATCCAACCAACAACGCGTCATGGGATGCTCGCTGGGGCAAGGCCAATATGCTCACGGCGAATGATGCCAGCTTGGAAGCCGCGATCGGCACGTGGCGCGCGGACTCAAACTGCTCCGTCAGCCGGATCACGAGCACGGCCAAGCACGGGACGGCATCACTACAGGTCACCGTGACGGCTGCGGGGGACGCCGTAGCCACCACCGGTCTTGGGAGCGCCAGCGGCTGGTACGCAGTCACGGCGGCCACTCAGTACACGGTCCACGCTTACGCCCGTGAGACTTCCGGCACGGCCAAGAACTACACCGTTGGAATTCGCTGGTGGAATGCCTCCGGCACTCTGATCTCCACCACTGAATCCTCGTCCATGGCCGGTACGCAGTCGGGTTCCGGCGCGCACCGCCGACTCGCAGCAACGTTTACTTCTCCGGCGCTGGCAGTTCGCGCTGCGATCGTGGTTCGGGTTGTCGCTGGAACCTTGTCGCAGACACACTCGATCGACTGCGCTGGACTTTACCTGGGCGACAACATGATGTCATCTTGGTCGCTTCCCGGCACCGGATCGCATGTTGCGCTGATCACCCCCGAAGAAGTCAACCTCGCCACGTCAAATTATCTGCGGGCCGAGACGATGTGGACCTCGGGCGGCAAGGTCTATGCGATGTATTCGCTGTGGCCCGCCGCGACCTCCATCTATATCGCCCGATGGGACGCGACGACATTTGCGTTCGAGTGGTTCGCAGCGTTCCGCACGAGTGAGACCGTGGTCTGGGGTCGGACCTCGTGGGAGAACGCGACCTACTCGTACATCTACGGTTCAACAACGGCAGCTCCCACCTCCATGTTCCTTATGCGGGTTCCTGTCGGTAACCCGCTGGGAACGCAGGAGTTCTGGACCGGTGCTGCGTGGTCGGTCACCCGTGCGTCGGCTGCTGCGGTCTCCTCACTGAACAAAGGTCTGTCCAGTCTGACGCAGATCGGTGCGTCCTACTGGGGCATCACGATTTCGGCGAATAACCAGATTCGGCTCTACACATCGGCCGCGCTGGAATCGGGTTGGTCCGAGGTCGGCCTTGTGGCGTACATGTCGGAGGTCAACGGCACGACTGTAGTCGCGTCGGACGCCAAAATCCACCGACAGTTCGACAGTGCCGACGGTATCGTCATGTCGTACTCGGCAGACGGCACGATCAATGGTCTGCAGAAGACCCGATACATGGTACCAAAGTTCCTGCGCGGACCCAAGGGATCGGTAACCGCACCCACTCCAATCACTCCCTCATCGGCCACGATCACCATCGAAGCCGGAACTCTGGTCGCGTACGTTTCCGGCCTGCAGGTAAACGGTAACTTCGTCGCGTCCGTCCGAGCGGTGGACAACTCTGGCAACGCGTCCGGGTGGACCGACTCGAACGTTATTCGGTTGGCGGATGACACCACCCCGCCTCCGGCCCCGTCGATGCCACAGGTCGCCTCCCAGTTCCAGGGTATCCGAGTCGAGTGGGACGGCACCGACCTCAACGGTAACACGATGCCAGCCGACTGGTTCGCGACTGAGGTCCACGTCTCGGAAGACAACGACTTCCAGCCGTCAATGTACACTCGCGTGGACACGTTCTACTCGCCGTCCGGCGCGGTCAGCTCCGTTCAGGGTCTGGACTTCAACACGACCTACTACGTCAAGCTCGTAGCGTATGACGTAAAGTTGAACTCCTCAGACGCCTCAACCCAAACTTCAACCGCCACCATCCAGTTGAGCGATCCTGACCTGCCGAATAAGCTGATCACGGCGGCGAAGATCGCGGACGGCACCATCACCACGACGCAAATCAACGTCGCGGCGTTCGGTGAGAACATGGTCCCGAACGGCGGGTTCGAGGACCTGGACTCTAATGGGTTCCCCGCGCACTGGCAAGCCGGTTACACCCAGGGTGGTGGCGGTCCTTCGCAGCTGTCGTCTGACACGGCGAGCATTGCTGGTAACCGGGCGATGAAGTCGATTGTTACCGCGACAGACGCAGTAGAGATCGTCCAGACTGACATTCTGTCTTTGGTGCCGGGCGACATTTACTACGTTTCGGCGTGGGTGCGCACGTCGGCCACGCTATCGTCGGCCAATCTACTGGTCCGGTTCTGGTCGGCGGAGACGGAGGCGAAGGTCGGCGCCATCTTCGACTCGCAGTCGGTCATCACCAACATCGGCACCACGACGGCTGGAACCACGGCGGTTAAGGTTGAGGGTCAGGTCGTCGTCCCGGCGTTGCACAAGTACGGGCGGGTGGCGATTTACCCGCAGATCACCGGAACGGGTTACACCGCGTGGGTCGACGAGGTGCAGGTCCGGCGAGTTGTCGGAACCGCGAACATCGCCAACGCGTCGATTAATAACGCTAAAATCGCGTCGCTCGCGGTCGACAACGCACAGATCGCCAACGTTTCGGCGGGTAAGATCACGGTCGGTACCCTCAACGCGGATATCACGGTTTCGGCCCGAATCAAGACGGCAGATACCGGCAACCGCGTGGAGATGAGCAACTCCGGCATTTACGGGTTCAAGGACTCCGGCGCAAATCACAGCTTCAAGCTGCAGACCGATGGGACGTTCTGGGCTTCCGGCACGATCGCCAGCTCGATTATCACCGGTTCAACTGCTTATTTCCCGGATTCCAACGCTTCCGCACCGGGTTACACGCAGATCTCTGGTGACGGTTTCTACCTCTATAACGCAGGAACGACGAACTTGTTGTCAAATCCTGCGGCTGAGACTTCGGCCGGTTACGTGGCGTCGTCAGGTGTCACGGTGCAAACCAAGGGTGCGATCGTCCCGGACATTTCGCAGAACCTTGACGCGGTAGCGATGTACGGTAAGACGGCGCTCAAGATCTACAACACGGGCGGCACCGGTTACGTCGATGTTCCGATCGCAGTCACCCTGTCGGCCAACACGCAGTACTCATACTCGTTCCACGTCGCCGTGTCTACCGTTCTCGATATCAGTCCTGGAACCTCAGCCGTGGGTTACGCCCGATTCCAGGATATGGGCATCGTTGAGAAGTTCCAGGGCGGCGGGTCCCGGATGCTCACAACTGGCGTCGACACTAAGATCGTTCTCGACGGCGCGTACATGGGCAAGTACACGTCAGCTAACTCGACAATGCCGAACAACTCCAGCCACAACCAGATCGGCGTCCCGGACTGGGTCCACCGTTGGGGCAAAACCTTCACAACCCCCGGTGATGTGTCTGGCACCTCGACCTATTGGCTGCGGTTGCCAGTCGCACGTACTGTGTTCGACGGTAACGAAGGCACGTTGGCCCTGGTCTACGACGGCATGCAGGTTGAACAGAAGTCGTTTATTACCCGCTACTGCGACGGCGACCAGACCGGCTGCTCCTGGAACGGAACGGCACACGCGTCCACTTCAACTCGGCCGGACGGACTGGGCACCATCTGGTTCCCCTCATACGGTGAGCCGATCATCAAGGGTCGGATCCGGGCACCTGACATCGTGGTCACCAACTCGTTCAAGCAGGGCTCTGGCGCAGCTGCTGGAACCAATTACATCGAGTACACCCGTTCATCGACACTGTCAGTACCGAACGCGACCTGGACGCTTTTTACACCGGATACCGTTATCACAACCCGAACCGTAGCGGACGACGGAACGATCGTGTCAGGCGCGAACCACGTGTCGCAAGTCAACGGTCTATACGCATTGATGACTCAAGTCGTGTTTACATCGTCGGCTGGTCCGTTCCGTGCCGCAAGGTGGCTCACTCAGGGCAGTTCGCTGATCTGCCTTGGGACCACCGACCCAGGGTTCAACATGGCTCAAGTATCCGGGTTCGTAACTTTACCTGGCGCTGGTTATTTTGTCGTTACCCACATTTACCAGGGATCTGGCGGCGCACTCACCACCTTCGCACACGCCAACGCCAACCCGGCGAAGACCGTGTTCGCGCTGCTCAAGTAGGAGACGACATGCCGATCGAGAAGGCGAATAAGCACCCCGACAGGTGGGCTCGCTTCGAATGGAAGCAGCCGGGGGGTGGTGGCGGTCCGCGAGGTTTGGACGACGAGCCCGCAGCGCTCAACCTTGGAAAACCGCCACGGTGCAGGGCGAGCGGCCAGTTCGAGCGGTACTTCCCGACCGATCCGAGGGTTGCTGTTGGGGCGTGTGCTCACACACAGATTCTCGACATAGACTTCCCAGCGGGAATCGTTAGGTGTTTGGATTGTGGCTACGCACTCCAGGTGAAGCGGGACTGGTTGCCTGTTCTCCCGCATGATATATTGTCGGATGCGCAGCTGTTAACGGCCCGAATCGTTTTCAACGACGTGCATTTCGACAAGACATATAAGTTCACGGCTCAGCACGACGACGACCCCGAGAAGGAACTGCAAGTCCGACGCGACCTCGCGGCACGAGGAATCGAGAGGATCACCCCCGACAATGTCCGTAAACTCACCGGAACAACAGACTGAACTGGATGCGCAGACTGTAATCGAGGTCTTGCGCGATAAACTCCAGGCTTCCGAATGGCGTAATGTCGTCCTGGAGACACAACTACGTGAACTGGGTACTCGACTCCAGGCAACCGCCAGTGATAAAATGGAGATAAGGCGGTTGCAGCTTCGAGTCGAAGAACTCGAACTCGGCGCTGCTGCCGAACCGATCACAACCCAGGAGCCGTGATGCAGCAGATCATGCCGGGTGCGCAGTGGCGCCCCCTCAGTGACATCAACACCGAACCTCTCATCAAGCCGCGTCTCTTGATCACTCACACGATGGTGGGTGGTCTTCTCGGAACTGAGCGTTGGTTCAAGGCGGGCAACGGCACAGGATATGGCGGACCGGAGTCTACGTTCGGGGTTGGAGGCCGATACGACGGCATCAACGACGGCGTGATCTTCCAGTGGCAGCTGCTCAACCGACAGGCTGACGCGCAGACCGGTGGCAACGCGTGGGCCACCTCGATCGAGATGAGCGACGGCACACACCCGACCGAACCGTTTTCGACGAAGCAGCTCGAAGCCCTGGTCGACATTCACGTCTGGTGGTGCAAGCAGACCGGTCACACCCCCAGCGTCGCCACTGCTTACAATGGGTCTGGTTTCGGTTACCACCGGCAGTTTTCGCAGTGGAACCCGAGCGGGAAGTCCTGCCCTGGCAACGCGCGAATTCTCCAGCTCAAGACCTACGTTTGGCCCGAAGCCAAACGTCGCATCACAGGATCGGTTCCTCCGGCGCCGGGTCCGGTGTTCCCCAAGTTCCCGCTTCCGGCTGGTGAGTATTACGGTCCGGAAGGTAAGTACCCGAGTGCGGGACTGGCGCAGTGGCAGCGTCAGATGAAGTTCCGTGGTTGGACGATCAGCATCGACGGGTTCTACGGCTCCCAGACCCGGACCGTAGCCCTCGCGTTCCAACAGCAGAAGGGACTGGCCCGCGATGGGCTCATTGGGAGAACGACTTGGGACGCGGCCTGGCGCACCACCATCACCAGTGCGTAGTGTTCCACGCTCCCCCCGAACCACCATACCCGAGGGGGTAGCTGTCCGTGGCCCGCAAACGACGCATCCGCTTGCGGATTACCCGCGACCTGGTAACTTTCTCTACCGGTTTGGCTGGTATCGTTCACGAGACGTTCCTAGCCTCAGCCGATCGGCCTTACCTCCTAGTTTTGTTCGGGACTATGATTGGGCTCCCCGCTTTCGCGCGAATGGGAGACAAGAAGGCCGACGAGGAAGTGAAGCAGCCGTGATGCGGCTCATACGAGCATACACGGCAGCCGAACTTTACGTCCTGACGGGTTCCCTGACTACGTTCCTTGTTTGGTGGGCAGATAAATGAAGAATGTGGTTCACTTCGTCAGGGACCGTGGTTTCGTTCTCGGGATATTCGGCTTGATCGGATTGATTGCTCTAATCATCGCGATCCAGCAGAACACCAACACCAACGCACAGCTTCTGGAAATTGCCAGGGGCAACCGGGCAATCAACCTCCAAAACGCTCAGATCCTGAAAGAGGTTCAGAGCTGCACTGACCCAAAGGGTGCATGTGCCCAACGGGGTCGCCAGCAATCCGGTCAGGCGGTTGAAACCATTAACCGCATCTCAGTGTACGCGGCGTTCTGCGCGAACCGGCAAATGCCGCCGGTTACGGTCAAGGACGTCGAGAGTTGCGTCAAGGAGCAGCTCGAAAAGAATCCCTCGACCCCCGGACAGGAGCAATCCCCGTGAGCACCTACGGCAACGACGGCGCGGTTCGTCGCCCCGACTTCACCACCAAGACGTTCTGGGTCAACACCATGGAGCGTGTCGTCCGGACCGGTGTCCAGGCTGCGCTGGCGCTGGGCATCACCGACGCAACCACCGCGCTTTCCCTGGACCTGAACCAGGGTGCAATCGCGGTCGGCCTGGCGATGCTGGGTGCGCTCCTGACCGCGCTCGCTGGTAAGGCGGTCGGGGACAGCGACAGCCCGTCGTTCGTCCTCGCCGCACCCCCGAAGGCAAGCGACACCGTCTGATCCAGAACCGCTATTGCGCTACCAAGTGGGCCATGATAGTATGGTCCTATGCAGTGGGTCGTCGGTCCACGCATGGTGAGCCTTGGCGGGAGCACCGGGCCGGGACCTCTCTTCGGAGGGGTTCCGGCCCACCTGTATTTAAACAGCCGTCAGCCCCATCCCGTCAAGGCCGTGGAAACCGAGGAATGGGGCCGAGGCGCGGCCCCCAGGATGGACCGCGCCGCCAGTTTACGCTACACGTTAAAGCACTGTCAACCCAGGAGACTCCCGCCATGCTGCCCTTGATGCAACATCAGAAAGACGACGTGGATTGGATCTGGAGGTGCGGTCGCGGCTTGCTTGGAAACGAGCCCGGGTTGGGCAAAAGCCGCTCCGCTATCGAGGCCACCAAGGGGATGGAAACGCTTGTAATTGCGCCTTCAATGGTGTTGGTCGGGGGAACCTGGAAAGACGAGATCGCAAAGTGGGCCGAAGACCCGGATAAGTACACGACAGTTGCGTATACATCGTTGAACGCGCGAGTGAAGACGGGCGGCAAGGACGGCAAGAACCTGTCCGCCACCAAGCCCACCGGCAAGGTTCGACCCGGACTTGAAGGTCCGTGGGAAGCAATTATCGTCGACGAGTCGCACTACATGAAGGGGCGCGAAACGAGCTGGACCGCTGTGATCCAACGACTGGCAGCTAAATCTGACCTGGTTTTGTCGATGACCGGCACCCCCGTGCCGAACTGGTCAAGTGAGCTATTTACTACACTTCAGTTAATTAATCCAGAAGAGGCTACACCCGGCAAAAAGTACGGTTCGTTCTGGCGCTGGGCCGACGAATGGTTTGAGTCGTCGATCTCTCCCTATGGTGAAAACGTCAAGGTGATCGACGGAATGAGAGGTTGCACGCCAAAGTGTAAGGCTCGCGCCGCAACCGATCCGTGCGAACATTACCAGCACTTTACTTCAGTTAACCTTGGCGTCAACTACCGGCGCGTGTACCGCCACCATGTGTTGGACCTGCCTGAGAAGACTGAAACCAAGGTCTTCACGCCAATGGAACCATACACCCGCAAGCTATACAACCAGCTCAAGACCAACTTCGCTGCCTCGCATGAAGGAACCGACCTACTGGTGTGGAACCAGGGTGCACTGAATGTGATGTTGGACAAGTGCACGGTGTCCTCATGGTTCATGGCCAAGAACGGCAAGCCACGTGGCGGTAAACTGGAGCAGCTAAGGCTCGATCTATCTGGACGGTCACGGGCGACGCTCGTGCTGGCGCACCATAGAGACGTGGTCGAGGCATGCTCCGCTGTCGCGGAGAGTGTCGGGCTGCGTTCCGCGTACGTGCATGGGGGCACCAGCACCCAGCACAAGGCTCTGGCGATTAAAGCGTTCAAAGAGGGACGGCTCGACGTATTGTGTGGGTCGCTTGACTCCGTGGCCGAGGGAATGACCCTAACGGTCGCGGACATGGCGATCTTCGTCGAGTCAAGCTGGAAGCGGTATCGCAACGAACAGGCACTTTACCGCATCTGGCGTCTCGGGCAGGAGTGGCCGGTCACGATCCGCCACTACATCACGCCGAATTCGGTGGACGAGAAGAAGCGAGCGATCGTCGCGTTAAAGGAGATGGACGCGATCAAGACCATGACGGCGGCCGAATACACCGCTCTCCTGTAGGACTTGTGTCATAGAGCCGCCCATGGTAGGATAGTCCTATGACACCAGATACGCGGGTGTTCCCCGCCACTCACCAGACCGCGCATTACCTGGAGGCATCGTCTAGGCAGTTCACCCGGATGTACCTCACGGAGGCAGACGGGGTGAAGTTTGATCCGGCGCTGCAGATCAGCGAGGTTCGGCCCCAAGACCCGGACAGCGGCAACGGAATCGAGCTGCTCGTCGTGTCCCCCAGCAACTGGATCATGGGCATTGGTATCCCGGAGCTGGGTTTGGGCCAGAAGCCGATCAACATAACGGTGAAGTTCCTGTGAGGACCGTCCAGATCGAGATAACCTTCGCAAATGAAATCAACTACGACACCGTGGAAGCACTGCTGGACGGACTGGACACGCTGGAAGGGGTCAAGCTCGTTACCGGACGACTCATCCACGATGCGGTCATTCGCGCTACCGGCGAGTGACTTGTGCCACACCCGGCGCATATGATAGTGTAGGTCCCTCGAAACCCAGGAGAAGCACCCGCCATGACCGCCACCCGCACAAAGGTCGGAATCCTTATCTGTGGGTTCTGCTCAACCAGGAACTGCGAGCATTGCCCAAGGGCCATTCGCCACGAGTCAGGCAAGATCTGGCGTTGCGAGTGCACCCGGCCCTACTGCGGTGGTCAGGTCATGCGTTGCCTCGACTGCAAGAACGAAACTGACGGCGAGATTGCTGTTGACTGGCGCTGCATCGACCAGGAAGCGTGCGAACTTGCGGTCAAGAAGCGACTGGACGCCAACCCGACGATCCAGATGATCCGTGAATTGGAGATCAGAGTGAGCGAGAACACCGCGACCGAGGCCAAGGTCAAGCGCGAGAAGGCTCCCAAGGAGCCGACCAACTGCATCCACTGCGGCGAGCCGACCAAGGGTGGCAAGTTCCTTCCCGGCCACGACGCGCGGATGGTGGCGGAGCTGATCCGCAAGGCCGTCGACGACAAGAGCCTGACCCAGGCGCAGGCTCGCGCGCAGCTCACCGACGGCGGTGCCTCCGAGACGCTGGTCGCCAAGTTCGACAAGGCGTACGAGCGGAACATGGAGCAGGCCACGAAGAAGGCCGAGCAGGCCGCCGCCAAGGCTGCCGCTCCGGCCGAGGCCGAGGCCACCCCGAAGGCCGCCAAGTCCGGCAAGCCCGGTCCGAAGGCCGTCGCGGAGCTGGTCAACCCGTAACACCCCCCCATCACCCCGAGGACACGGAAAGCACCCTGCGGTGTCGGGGGTGATTTTTCACCTTGCAATGTCGGGGGTGGTTCCTTGGGGGAGGCGGCGGTTCTGGCGAGAGCGCAGTCACAACCGTCGCCGCAAATGAGGTCGGTAGCCCAGAGATGGGCTGCCGACCTCATCTGTTCCCGAACTATTTAAGGAGAGAAGATGGACCTCCCGGAATATAATGCAGATCTACACAACCAAAAGTGCTTCTACTTCGGCATCCCGGTGTTTGAACACCCGGACATCGACCCCGGCGACGCGCTGGTGGTGCGGGTCCCGATCCCCGAGTACGACAACGCGATCCGATTTAAGATCCTGGTCCGCTCGATCCGCGAGTTCGAGAATCAGATCTGGATTGACCGCGCCGTCCGCGAGGCAGTCGAGTCGAACATGGGAGACGTGCTTAAGTGGCTCAACGGCGGCAAGCGGCCAAGGTACCGGCTGACCAACTCGACCTCTTCGCGGATCTCGAAGCAGCTGTCGTCCTCCGAGGCGGCGGTCCTGGCGAGCAAGAGCTTTGCCAGTGCTATGATACAAGCGTCCGAGGCGGTGGCTGGACTTTCGACCAAGTTTCGCGCTATTGGGTCCATGGTGACCCAGCATGCCTGAAACCTCGTCATCTGATAAGGCAAAGTATATCCGGTTGACGCAAGGATCAAGCATCCTGTGTCAGAAGTGCAAAGTCGATCTGGTGATGAAGGTCTGCCAGGTCTGTACTGCGAGAACCTGTCCTAAGTGCTGGTGTCCCTGCGCAGTTGTGGCTCTTGACCACGATCTGCTGGAATAGGGTATGACGGCACTCATATCCGTCGACCCTGGCGACGTTCACGTAGGCGTTGCCTTCTTCGACGAAGACCCCAACTCCCCTCACGGTTGGGTCTGCACCGGCACCCAGGAGATGACGCCGGACGAGTTCGCTGATTCGCTCGCTGACACCTTCCTCGACCAGGATGAGGGGTGGCGGTTCTTGATCTACGAGAAGTTCCGCCTCTACGCGGATAAAGCGAAGCAGCAGACCGGCTCCGAATTCCCCACCGCGAAGCTGATCGGGGTCATCGAGTGGCTGGGCCGCAAGCACAATGAACACGCCGAACAGCACCGGCTGGCGGAGCGGCTGGGCAAGCTCACCACCTGTGAGGTGGGTGGCGGTTTTTGTTCGGCCGACCGCGCCGAGGGCAAGCGGATCGTGAACGAAGTTCGCCTGGTGAAGCAGCCTGCCGATATCAAGAAGCCAACCATCGGCATCCTGCGACACCTGAACATCAAGTCGGTCGCTAAAGCAGAGGGCGACAAGCTCGGCCACCGGGTGGATGCCGAACTTCACGGGTGGCACTTCCTATTACGCACGCTCGCAAAGGAGCAGCAGTGCGAAACCCCTACGCTTTCATCTGCCTCATCTCAATCCTGATCATCCTGGCAACGTACGCATACTACACCGACCCAGGTGATAAACTCGGACCGGAGGACGATCGTGCCACGCGGGACGGACTGCAAGGTACACGTGCACCACTCGATGGTCCCCTTGGAAATGCATCACATCATTCCCAAGGCGTACGGTGGGACGAATATCCCGGAGAACCTAGTGCGGATATGCGCGAATGGGCACGGGGACGTACACTTCTACCTTTCCCTCCTGTTCAAGTTTCAAGGGTTCGTTCCCTGGGATCAGGAAAAGATGTTCGGGACGAAGGTTAGGTCCCTTGCACAGCGTGGATTTGTTGGGTTGAAAGCCCTGTATCATACCGATCCCGCCAAGCTGGAAGCGATCCGGCTCGTTTCCATCCGCAAGCTCGAAGAGGACCCCCTTGACTAACCCCGACCCAATTATTGTCAGCTACTCAGAACTATCTACCTTCCGGCAATGCCCCCTCAAACACTGGTTGGCGTACGACCTACGATACACCAAACCACCGGCCCCAACCGGCGCACTATCCAAGGGAACGCTCTGGCATGCGGTAATGGAGGACCACTACAAGTTGATCCAAGCGGAGCAGAACCGCCACCCCCGCAATCGGATCCCCCCTACGCGCGAGAAGTCGTTGCTCGAAGAGATTTGGAAGTCCATCTCGTGGCGACTGTTCGACGACAACGGCAAGCAGACCGAGGTCCAGGAGCTGATCGAGTGGATGTACATTGGTTACGTGAAGCAGTACGGCGCGGACCTTGGCTGGCGCATCGACGGGATCGAGCGCTACGTCGAGCATCCCTTGCTCGACACGCAGGGCAGGCGTTCACACTACATGCTCAAAGCGAAGATCGACCTCATCATCTTTTCCTGGGAAACGATGTCCTTGTGGGTGGTGGACCACAAGTCGGGAGCGAATCCGCCGACGCAGATGGACCTGGAGATCGACGATCAGTTTGGGTTGTACCAATGGCTCCTGCGCCAGGTTGGCAAACCAGTTACCGGTTCGCTACACTCATACGCGCGAACGACCCGGAACAAGGGAGACTTTCCGGACGCGGAAGCGAAGTACAAGCCGCAGACCCTGGAGGGCCGGTTCAAGCGGACGTTCCTGAACCGGACTCAGACGGAGCTGACGAACATCGCGCAGGACGCGTGGGGAGTTGCAAGAGCCGCGTACCCGCCCGCATCCTCGCCACGCCCGAAGTATTCCGCACCCGACCCCCGTTCCTGCGGATGGATGTGTGACTTCAAAGAGCCTCACCTACTGATGCGCAAAGGATACAACATCCACGAGGTTCTAGCCGATTACGGGTTCCGAGTAGACAAGACTCGTCACTGATGGTGGAGTTAGACATGGGGTGGGTGGCGGTCCTTCTTTGGGCTATTCTCGTAATTTGCATCATCACTTGTGTTGCGGTGGTGTGGATGATCGCAGTCGTGTTACGCGAGGGTTACATGCGGCGAACATATTGCGGACCGATTGAACGGCGGCACACCCTCAACCGTAAACAGCAACGTGAAGTTATCGGCAAGTTCGTAGGGGAACTTTCACTGGTAAACACCCCGGACGATCTTAGGCGTTTGCGGGAGTAATTGTTTTTTCTTAACAGCGCATGTTACCGTGGCAAGGTGGCTAACAAACGAGTCATCCGAATCCAGGGTATCGAACTTCTGTGCGCTGTGACCCTGCTTGTCTGCTTTGCCGCAGGCATAGCGTTCGCATTCCCAGGAGGATCAGAGTGGAACCGCAGTCAGAACCCGTCGACGATGAGCCGATCGTTTACCGGGCCGAACATCCTTGGATCTTCGGAGTCGTCGGCCGAGGAACCACCCTTCTCGCCGGTGACCCCTTCGCCTTCAACGTCGACACCCGTGAGATCGTCCGGGTCCACCTCCCCCGAGGCGGGCACAGTGGCGGCGACCATCGACCCGTGGACCCCCGAACCACAGACGACGTTGCAGTTCGCCCGGCAGCTCCCCCCGTACCCCCCGACCGCCACGGCCCCCCGGTCGAATGCTACCAGGAGTACGTTACCGACGGATGGGGAAACCTCATCTACACGAGTCCCGTCTACAACGTCAGCCACACGCACGTCGACTCCTTCGGCAACGTCACAGCCCACGTCTACCCGCGTCGAGACGGCACCGACCTCCCACCCGTCAACGTCGAACCCGAGCAACCCGTCTACCACAAGCCCGAGCGCATCCCCAACGGATGGTCCATCGTCCACCCCGACTACGACTAAGTCGCGTGGGAAGTCCTGCGATCACAAAGGTAAGGGTCGGCCGCCTCACTGCCCTGATCCGACGCCGTGATCTCACACATGGGGGTGGCGGTGGGATTGTGTCCTGCACGCTAGGTGTGGTAGGATAGGAGTCTAGGGCCGGGAGGTGTCGCGTCCCTCCCGGTCCATTCTATTCCCGCCAACACACCAGGAGTGCAAGTGGACATTTTCGACGTTCTGAAAGCGGACGGAGTCGCATCCGAATCCGACCTGCGGATTGCGCTCACCGACTACTTCGGCTCACGTTTCTACAGCGACCCAGACATGTATCAGGTCCTATGGGGTTACCGCGACGGTAACATGAGCCAGATCATTACCGGCATCAACCGTCTCGCGAACAAGGCGAACAAGCGGCTGGACCTCAAGGCTAATCCCCGTTTCGAACTCGCCCGACTCAAGCTCCAGATCAAGAACCTGCAGAAGGACCTGGAGAGGTTGGAGTCCATCCCGACCGAGCCGGAGAGCGACGACGACGGAATGCCGGTCGTGTCGTTTACCAAGATGTTCGGCCGGTCCGAGGGTACCGCTTACCACTTCGCAGCGATCAAGGCCAACGGGTTCTGGCACGTCACCGGTAACAAGGAGGGCGGACGCCGGATGAGCTGGGCCGAACTCGTCGCGTTCGTTCGTAGCCAGGAAAACGAGGACCCCGAGATCTGGTACATGAGCGGTTCCGAGCGCGTGTCGTAGGGACTTGTGCAGGAGGACCTGCGCATGAGAAGATAGGGTCTCCGGCTGGCAGCAGGGTTTCCTCCCCCGTAACCTTGCTGCCAGCCGGTTCTATGGCCGACCCGGCGGAACCGGGCATGACAGAGGAGACGGAATGCCAAGAGCAACACCAGCAACTCCCGCCAGCTCCCCCGGAATCCGAACCGCCACCCGCCCCGGAGCACTTCCCGAAGGCGACGCGTGGTTCCAGCCGTTGGAAGAGCAGGAGAACTTCATTCGGGTTCTCTATTACGGCAAGGAGGGTTCCGGCAAGACGACACACGCGTGTCGCGCAGCCAACATGAATCAGGGCCGAGTTCTCGTCATCCGTGCCGAGGCTGGGCTTAAAACCATGGCGTTGCGGACACAGGGGGTGGCGGTCGAGAATCTCGTCGCCTACCCGGCCAAGAGCGGTGAGCGGATCACGCGAGCTGGTCTGGACGCCGTTTACCGGCGCGTGGCCTCCGACCTGGAGAAGGACCCCAACTCCTGGTATGCCGTGATCTGGGACAGCGTGACCGAGATTGTGACCTCAGTCGTGGATGAGGTTCAAGCTAGTCGCGTCAAGAAGCTGATCGAGAAGGGGCGCGAGCCGGACCCGTTCTTCACTGACCGTGAGGATTACGGGACCATGACCAAGATGGTTCGTGACCTGTTGCGCAAGTACCACGCTCTGGACTGTCACCTGATCGTGACGGCGCTGGAGCGGCGCGACGTGGACGAGGACACGAAGAAGCCGATGTATGGACCGGCCGTCACGCCTGCGCTGATGACCGACCTGCTTGGCTACGTGGACATGGTACTCGCATGCAAGGCACCGGACGAGATCGGTCCGGCCCGCGCATACACCCGCAAGGTGGCGAAGTTCCGAGCCAAGGACCGGTACGGTGTTCTCCCCCCGCGCATGGCGGAACCGACGTTCGACCGGATTTACGCGTACCTCGACGACGAACTGCACGAGGACACGGACCCCGTACAGAAAACCCTCAGCGCGAAGGCCGCAACGGCTGACGACGTGAAGGCAGACCTCGACGACACCCAGGAGAAGGAGTAACCGCAATGCCGAAGCTCACGAGCAAGCTGGTCAAGGCTGCAGCCGAAGCCAAGGAGGTCAATACCTCTTTCGAGGCGTGGCCTGCCGGGAAGTACATCGCCACGCTGGCGAAGGTCGACACCCGCGAGAGCAAGGCCGGGAATGAGTACTGGGTCGCGGAGTTCTCGAACTTCGAGGACCTGGACGGCAAGAAGTACCCTGGCCGCCAGTGGCTGAACATCAACCTGCCGATCGCGGAGATGCCCGCCGACTGGCTGCCCAAGAAGATGAGGGACGCTGGCGAGACGGTCGAGTCGGTCGACCAGGAGGCGCGGACCGAGTCGTGGGAGAACTACCAGGGCATGACCGTGGGCCGGATCAAGGAGTTCTTCGAGGCGTTCGGCTTCACGATCGACTCCGACACCGACGAGCTGATCGGTGAGCAGTGCATCGTGAAGATCGGTCAGGAGACCTCGAACTACGGTCAGCGCAAGGGCGAGCGCGTCAACACCGTTGCTGGACTGGCCCCGCTGGAGAGCGCCGGAGTGGTCAAGGAAGACACGGATTTCTGAGTTCCACAGCTCACTCGGGGAGGGGTCGGCCCGTAAATGGGTCGGCCCCTCCCTGTCGCACCAACCCAATAGGAGCGCCAGATGGTCCGAGTTTCCGGCCGCAATGACCTTTCGCCCCTCGAATACATTGAACTGTACGACTCCCATGGGTTAAACGTCTTCCCCGCCAAGTACCGGGACAAGCCGCCGATCGTCAAATGGCAGCAGCACCAGGCATCCGGGGTCACGCGCAAGACAATGGAAAACTGGTTCAGCGGATCAAACAAACTGAACTTTTGGATCATGACAGGCAACGCCAGTAAGCTGATCGTGATCGACGCCGACTCGCCAGAAGGTGACGCATGGTGGCGATCTCGGCTTGGCGACAGCCTACTCGACAACACCGCGATCGTTCAGAGCCGCAAGGGCAAACATTACTACTTTCGCATACCGGCCGACTGGGACAAGACAGTCCCCTCGTGGTCAGTTCACCCTGGTCCTGGCGACGAATTCCTAGAATCATTTGACTTCTCGGCCGAGGGCCGAGGTGTAATCGCTCCCCCCTCAGTTCATGAATCCGGCTTCCACTATGAGTGGCTTCGACCGCTGGAACACCTGACCGAAGCACCCATAGAGCTGCTGGACGGCCGGTTCCGGGACGAGGCTCCTGGCGCACGGGAGAACGCCACGGGTGGTGGCGGTACCGACTGGCGCGGAGAGCCGCGTAGCCTCCTGGCGCGGCTGCTGGCGAGCCCGCCTGCCGAGGGTGGCCGGAACGACTGGATGGCCCGCGTTGCGGGTCACTATGCCAAGATGCATCACGACCAGCACGATCTGTACGTTGCTCAATGTGAAGCGCAGAACCACCGGCTCGGACCGCCACTATCCCAAGAGGAACTGACCAAGACGCTCGACTCGATCTGGAAGTCGGAGCATGAGAACAACCCGCAACGCGCGTTATCGGAGAAGACCGGCTGGTTGAAGGGCAACGGCAAGTCGCTGTTCACCCAAGTCCAAGAGAAGCACGGCGAGTCGGTTGACTATGGTATCGCGCCGTGGGCAAACTTCGATATCACCGCCACTGGTGTGACAAGGGGAATCGACCAGGCACAGACCTATTTGGTCGTGCTGCGCACCGAGGATGGTGACCTGGAACTGCAGTTGCCTGGTGCGTTGCTGGGCGACGACCGCGCGTTGAAGAAGTGGTTGGCTAGCTTCGGCGCGATCGTTACTCAGCCTGGCAACACGTTCCCTCGTGACGGTTGGACCCCCGGCACGCGACTTCAACACTACATCAAAGCACAGAAGCCACCGGCCGTTCACCTGTCCGAGGCGCTAGGCTGGGACCCCGAGGCGCTGGACGGCGAGGGTGCGTTCGTCACGCACGACGGCATCATCTTGGCCGAGGGGTCGATTCCGAGCGAGAAGTGCGGAATCCGGGCCGCCAGCATCCTGCTGACTAGCGGGGTCGCACCTCACCAGTACGGGTTCCAGGGCAGCGAGCACGACGCGATGATGGTGTTGGACGAGGTATTGTCGTTCCACGATCCGGTCGTCACGTCCGTGTTCGGTGCATGGTGGGCCGCCTGCTGGTTGAAGCCTCAACTACACGCGCTCGCGTCGATGTTCCCCTTCATGGGAATCCAGGCTCCGTCCGAATCCGGCAAGACGAGCGGGTTCTTCGGCATGATGATCCAGCTCAATGGCAACACGAGTGGGGAGCAGGTCCCAACGTACGCCGCGTTGCGCAACATGGTGGCCGGTCACAGCAACGGCATGGTGTGGGTCGACGACATGGACGACCCGAACAAGATGATGGAGCTGCTGCGTGCTGCGACCGGCAACGGCATCATCACTAAGATGGGTGAGGACCGGACTACCACGTCGAAGCAGAAGATGCGGGCACCTGTGGTCCTGTCCGGTGAGCACCTGGGGTTGGCGTCGCAGAAAGCGCTGGCCGACCGGTCGGTGGCGATCAGTGTCGGTTCTCCCACCAGTCGAATGTCACGTCACGACCCGGCCCGCATCCAGTGGCTGGATATCGTCGACCTCAAGAAGCAGTACCCCAAGGGTCTGTCGGTGCTGGCCGGTTGGTACGCCATGAAATCGCTGCAGGTCGAGGCCGAGGTGTGCGACGTTTACGTCCAGGCTCGCAAGCGTGGGGGTGGCGGTCGCGTGGCGGACAAGGCGGCGATCTTGCTGGCCGGTGCCTGCCTGCTGGACCACCTGTGTGGTCACGAGGACCCGTGGGGCCAGCAGGGTGAGCACGCGATGCGGGTATCCGACTGGTTGGACGGGACGGCCAAGCATGTCCTCGCGGCAGACAACGCTCTTACGATGGAAGTCGCGCCTTGGGCATTGCGTGCGCACAACTTCCCGTCTAAGCCGGAGTTTGACGAGCACAAGGGCTACAATACACCGGTCTTTGTTGAGGGTGACCCGGAAGAGCTGGGCGGGTTTAAGGTCTGGATCAGTGCGGCTGATTTGGCCGACGCGTGGAAGCGGCACAACCCCCGAGCCGAACTCCGCACAGCGTCGAAAGACGCGCTGAACGAGCAGCTCAACGTCATCTCGCCGGGCAACAAGTACCGCAAGCAGAAGCGAATCACCAACACCAACCGGCCGTATTACAAGTACATCGAGGGTGAGTACGCGCTGGCCGTGTTTAATCGCGCGCAGGGTACCTCTTGACCTAATGTAACAGTTACACAACCCCACTCGCAGCCGTACTTACGCAGGCATCACCGTGCGCAAGCGCAGCGTAAGCGCACGGGTTCCAGAGTAAGACGGAAAGGTCACGGTGACGCTGGGTGTATATAGTCCTGTCTATGAGATAGGGCTGTATACACTTCTTTTAGTACATACCGTCTCTCTCTTGAGACCGTTTCCCCTAAGTACTCCCCCCGCGAATGACCTCTAGAATAAGCGCGATAAGTAGCCGTAAGTATGCCTACATTTGTTCTGGTTTCGTACGTCTTATCCGTCTTATCCGTCTTATTCTCCGGAGACGCCACACCTGCGCACGATCCGGCTGTGGTGTAGGTCCAGGGGGTGTACAAGGGAAGTTTTCGGCCCCGTACCCGTGGCGCGTAGTGCGCCGCAGGATAAGACGGATAAGCGCAGGCGTCACCGTGACCGTGCGCAGGATTGTGCGCTAGTCAACGTACATGGTAGGATGGTACCAGCAGCACCACCCCCGATGGAGAGAGGAACCATGACCGACACAACGACCGACGTTCGAATCGAGTCGAACGACCAGCGCCGAGCCGTGCGGCTCCGTCGCGAGATCAACAAGCAGCACCAGTGGAGGGTGAAGACCTGGGCCACCGCGCAGCGTTACATCGCGGAGCGGCAGACGGAGCTGCGTGAGCTGGGCTTCGACGAGGAAGAGTTGTTCGAGCCTGACTTCTCGACCGAGGCGAACGTGGAGCTGTACATCAACTCGCCGTCCTGACCACCGGCCCCCAGGATAGACCCTTCAAGGAGTGAATGTGGCCGATCCAATCAAGCCGTCCGACCTGCTGGTGCTGATGCGAAATAACATGACGATTGGCCCCATGGCAGTGGACACCGAAACGAGTGGCCTGTTCGAGGACGACGGCGCGCGAATCTCAACCGTGTCACTCGCATTCAAAGTTCCGGACAAGATGTTTCCGATTTTGTATAACTGGGCCGGAGACGACCGCATTACGCTTCGTGTTGAAGATATAGCGCAGGGTCATACTGCAATGATCGCATCGATCGCGTGGCCGGTGGATCAAGGTCGGGACGGCAAGCCTGAGGCGCACGGCGCAACACCGCTTTGGCCTGAGGCTGAGAATCTGCCCGACGACGAATGGGACATCCTACTTCGCATCTTGAACCAGCACAGCTTGATCATGCACAATAGCAAGTTCGACTGCCACAAGTTCCGGGTTGGACTGCGGACACGGCCGGACACCGGGATCGACCTGATGGACCGCGTGGCGTGGGACACGCAGAACGTGAACGACCTGTTGTGGGGTTGGGAGAAGACCGGTCTCAAGTCGACCGCTGCCCGGCTTTGGGGCAAGGAATGGGAAGACGAGAGCGCCAAGGTTTCGGCCTACCTCAAGAAGGCCAAGCTCCCGGCCGGTCGATGGGACCTCGTGCCGTGGGACGTGATCGGTCCGTACGCCGACACCGATGCGCGCTTGACGCTGATGTTATACCTGCGTCAGCAGCATGAAATCCACCACATGGGTGGCGGTTCTTGGCTTGGCGATCACCTGGACGTGATCTCAACTGCGCACCGTCGGCTTGACGTTACTCGCATGCTATACCGGATGGAGAACAAGGGCATCCCGTACGACCAGATCAAGTCGAAGTTGACCGGGTTCGAGTGCGAAGAGCGAGCGAAGAAGATCGCACGCAAGCTGCCGTTCAGCCCGCCGACCGTCAACAAGGCCAAGCACTACTGGTTCGGTGAAGAGGCAAAGGGTGGTCGCGGCATGATCCCCTACTCGACGACCGAAGGTGGCCAGCCACAGCTCACGGCCGAGATCGTGGCGAGGATGGTCGAAGACGGAGTCGAGCACGCCAGGACCTGGGCCGAATATGTCAAGGTCACGGACGCCGCGTCGATGTGGTATCACGGTTACGCCGACAAGGTTGGCGTGGACGGCCGACTGCGCACCAGCTTCCGGCAGAACGGAACCCGCAGCTCCCGGTTCTCGGTCGAGCGGGTCAACCTGCAGGCGATTCCGGCGAACTACAAGCTCGGCGGTTACGCCAGCCTTGAAGGACTGCCGACACCACGCGACCTGATCGCGTCGGCCGTGCCCGAGGGCTGGGCAATCTGGGAACTGGACCTAATGCAGGCTGAGCTGCGGGTCGCGGCGCTCATGGCGAAGTGTCAGCCAATGTTGGACATGATGGAGCGCGGACAGGACCTGCACGACTACACCACCCAAGCGCTGTTCAACATGGACAAGAGCCATCCCGAGTGGGACCGATACCGGCAGGTTGGCAAGCGGGCAAATTTCTCGCTATGCTTCGGCAGTGGCGCACGCACCTTCGACAACATGATTTCGAAGGAAGCGGGTATGCAGCTTGGTGAGCGTGAATGTCGACGCATCGTAACCGAGTGGAATGGACTGTACCCCGAGTTCCACGATGCGATCCAGCGGCACATGGACACGGTGGTCCGGCGTCAGCTCAAGTTCCAGAACGGTTGGGTTTCGTACAAGAATGGTGAGCGGCGCTGGTTCCAGCAATATGAGGATGCGCACAAAGCTTTTAATCAACGTGTGCAGGGGAACCTGGCGCAGTACGGTATCGACTGGCTGCTGTTCACTGACCACTACCTGCGGCAGATGAAGGAACTGGAAGAGGCGAACGCTGGCCTCATCCTCGCGATCCACGACTCGCAGGTTCTGCTCCTGCCGGACAGCCCGCTAGGACAACGAATCGCAGAGCGGTGCGCCGGTTTCGCCAACGACCTTTGGCAACAGTGGTTCCCAGGGGTGGGTGGCGGTTCTAGCCCGAAGCGGTGGGGTTAATGCCTACACTACATAAGCGCAAGCGTCGGCGCAAGAACAGTTCGGCCGCCACGGCTCGGATCAAGCGCAAGAAGAAGGGCAACCGGTAATGGAGTGGTCGCATTTCGGAACCGTAATGGCGCAGGTCGTGATCGCGTCGATGACCGGCGCGATCATCTTCATCATGCTGACCTCGGCATGGGACTCGTGGAGGAAGCCCAAGTGAACGACCTCGCGCGTAACTTCGGGATCGGTGCTCTCATCGGGTTTACGATCTTCGCTACTGTCTTGATCCTCGCAGTCATCGGGTACAACATCTACGAGAGGAATCACCGCAGGTGAAGCTGGACGTGATCGTCGGTGGACAATACGGGTCGGAAGCTAAGGGTCACGTTACCCAGCGCGTGATTGAGCGTGCGCTAACGCTGAACCCGGACGAGCAGGTGGTCAACATTCGTGTGGCGGGACCGAACGCCGGTCACACTGGGCACAACATCTACGGCAAGGCCATGGCGTTCAGGACTCTGCCGATCGGTGCGCTGATTCCTGGTGTGGAATGCGTGGTGGCGGCCGGGTCTGAAATCCAGCCGCAGGTTTTGCTCAATGAGATCGACGCAGCCAAGTCGATCGGGTTCGACGCCAGCTACCTGATGGTGGACCGTGAGGCGACCGTCATCGAAGACCGGCATCACGAGCGTGAGACTAACGCAGGTCTGGTCCACAAGCTGGGGTCGACCGGCAAAGGAGTCGGCGCGGCACGAGCCGACCGACTGATGCGGCAGGCAAAGCGCGTAATCGATGACGGCGTATTCATCGACGAGTTGGAAGCACGTGGCGTTCGAATCACGAACACGGCATACGACTTAGCGTTGCGTAGCGACGACGGCCGGATTGTGATCGAGGGTACGCAGGGGTTCGGGCTGGGACTTCACGCCGGGCTGTACCCGCACTGTACGTCATCCGATTGTCGGGCAATCGACTTCATGAGCATGGCTGGCGTCATGCCGTGGCAGTTCGACTACACCAGTCTTAAGGTGTGGGTCACGTGTCGGGTGTTCCCGATTCGAGTCGCTGGTAATAGCGGACCGATGACGAATGAAACGAGTTGGGACGCGTTGGGTCTGCCGACCGAGTACACGACTGTGACGAAGAAGCCAAGGCGCGTAGGATATTGGGATCAGGCGTTAGTGCGAGCTGCGGTGTTGGCGAATGGTGGTGCGCCGACTGTGGCGCTCGCGATCACCATGCTGGACCAGTTGTTTCCTAACACGAAGGGGATCAAGGAAACGCACAAGCTGATCACTGAAACGGACGCCATGGCATGGCTGACCAAGGTGCAGGACGAGTCGTACGCCAGGATCGAACTCGTCACTACCGGACCCAATACAGGAGTGTTCCTCTGATGTGTGGATGTAAGGCTCACGGCGACAACGACGAGTTCTGCCGGTGCGGTTGCCCCGAGCACAACAATCGGGTCAAAGTGGACGGTAACAACATGGTTCACATCACCGACGCACGATACCAGGTGATGAAGCAGGCGGAGGAGACGCTGCAGAACCCGGACCTGATCACCATCAGCAGGGTCGAATACGATGCGTTCCGCGCCGCGTACCAGCGGGCCGAAGGTGTGATTGCCCCGCCGAAAGAGACACAGACGGTCTCGTTCGATGTAAAGCTGGAGCCGGGTGCAATGGAGGCGCTCGGGTTCACCGTTCGGGACGAGGGTGCCCCTGGTGCGGGTGGCGGTCGTGCCGCCGAGATCAAAGACCGGGTGCGTGAAATCACTCACTGGTGGACCTCGCACGCGGTGAACGTGATCGAGCGGACCGCACCGAAGGCCGCGCAATACGGCGCTGCTGACCTCGATTTGATGGGTCAGGCGATGGAGTCGCAGTACGCCGAGGCGATCAAATGGATGACGCCGGAAGAGCGTAAGACGTTTGGTCGATACGCGGCGTGCGCGTTCTACGCGTTGGGCAAGGTCGCTCGTATCCAGGGTGCGCTCGAACGTGGTGAGCTGCCGCACTCGGACTCGGAGTTCGACTTGGAGGTCTATGCAGTGATGATGACCTGCATTCGTCAGACGGGTCGCTGGGTCTAGGATTCAACCTGCCAGCCGGTAGGTTGATGTTCCAACGGAAAGGAACCGCGTGAAGAAGATCGCAACAGTGGTTACGGGTCTGATGCTGACCCTGGCCGGTGTGGTGGGGATCTCATCTCCCGCGTCGGCTGTCGCGCCAGGTTACTGCCCGGCTGGGCCGGGGCAGAATTGCTTCCGCAATTTTGCCAACTGTACAACGACTGACTCGTCGGCTGGCGCGATGAGCGTGGTTGTCTACCACGTGCGGAGTTCGGGTGGCTTGTCTACCCGAGTTTACTTCCTCCGCGCAATCTCCGCGTCGGATGGTTATCACAAGGTCCTCGACTTCTCGAAGACCTCTGGTGGTGGCGGTACGACGTATTGGACCATCACTGCTCCGTTCGGGGACACACACCTGAACGGGACCACCCACCCGGAGGAAAGCTACGGGAACAGTGGTCTGGCTTGGGCATCGATCTCACAGAACCCTGTGGTCAAGACTCGGTACCAGGCAACCGCCTTCTATGGCGGGAACGTCACGCACTGCAATGTCCCGCTCGACTTCTCTACCTCCTACATCGGCTGAGAGGAACCACGTGAAGACCAAGATCTTCGCGCTGTTCGCGGCACTGGCGTTCGCGCTGGGTGTCACGAGCATCGCTCCCGCCAACGCAGCTCCGCGCGCATCCGCGCCGGTTCTGTCCAATCACACCAGCACGCTGTGCCACAGCGGTTGGGTCTGCTACCGCAACTGGAACAACTGCAACACGGCCGACTCCAGCACCGGCCAGGTCGGTGTCGAGGTCATCTCTCGCGCGTCCACCTCCGGTGCGTCGGCTCAGGTTCTGCAGGTGCGGTACAGCTCCACGTCCAGCCAAAACTTCCGTGTCGACTGGTCGAAGTACGCGACCGGTGGAGGCGGAACGACCTACTGGTTCACCAGCTCGCCTGTCGGCGACGCGTGGGTCGGTTTTGGCTACCCGGACAAGATCTACCAGCCGGTCGACTCGGCGTGGGGAACCTACTCGCAGAACGCCAGCGTGTGGAACTACCTGTCGCCGCGCAGTGATGAGTCGGATGTCAAGACCTCCTGCACCGTGCTCCTTACCAAGGCCAACTCCTACAGCGGATGAAGGGCAATCACATGAAGAAGATCTTTGCGCTGTTCGCGTCGCTGGCGTTCGCAGCCAGCCTCGCGGCAGCTGCTCCTGCCAACGCAGCTCCGGCTGCGCCAGCTCCGGCCGTCATGGTGCCGGTCCTGACTGTCACCCCCGACGACTGTGGCAGCGGTAACGTCTGCTACAAGAACTGGCAGAACTGCCCCGCACAGGACGGTGCTGGCAGCGTCGCGGCCACCGTGTACCACCGCACCTCGATCTCCGGCTCGTCTGCTCAGGTGATCGGCATCCAGTGGAACAACGCCACCACGCGTTGGATGAAGCTCGGTGCCTGGTACAAGCAGTCCGGTGGTGGAGGCACGACCTACTGGTTCCGTGACGAGTTCAACGTCCCCACGTCGTACCACATGAACGGCGGGACCAACATCAGGTGGTGGGAGAACAACCTTCCCTGGGCTTCGTATTCGGTGAACCCGAAGGTGACCTCGGTGTTCGAGCCGCAGGCTGTTTACCCGCAGACGGACTGCGTCGTGAACCTGACCAAGGCGAACCGCGTCTACAGCTGGTGATCTAAACCATCGGGGACCCCGGCATCCGGCCGGGGTCCCCACCCCCACCTCCCCCTTTGGAGCGAACATGGTGGTCATGAACTTGGGCCGGTTGAAGCAGCACGACGAGCGGTCGCGGCAGTTCGCGTTCAGTTCGCGTGCAGCTGAGTCGATCCAGATCAAGGACAAGGGTTGGACCCACTACGGCGCGGTGTCCGATCAGGGGGTAACCAGCGCGTGCGTCGGATTCACCGGCCTGGACTGGCGCAACACGCGACCGGCGAAGCAGCCGAAGAAGGTGTACTACGAGAACACGGCGTTCGACGACTACCGTGGCGCGACGCTGCACGACGCGTGGCCCGGCGAGTGGCCGGACGTGGACAATGGAAGCAGCGGGCTGGGTCTGTGTAAATACTTCAAGTCGATCGGCGTAATCGACCGGTACGAGTGGGCGTTCGGGTTCGAGTCGTTCCTGCACATGATGATGCGGGGTCCGGTGTCGGTCGGCATCGAGTGGACCGAGGGCATGTTCTACCCCGACAAGTACGGGCAGATAAGCCCGACCGGCCGGACTGTCGGCGGACATCAGCTGCTAGCCACCAGTGTGGACGTGAACAAGCAGTATGGGGGTGGCGGTCGTGTCTGGCTGCTCAACCACTGGTCCAAGCGGTGGGGTGTCAACGGCCGAGCGTGGATGACGTTTACTGACTTCGACAACCGGCTGCGCGCCGACGGCGACGCAGTCCTGATGATTAAGGACCCGGCATGATGCAGCAGCACGAGGTTGAGGCGAAGAAGGAAACGCCGGTCATGGGTCCGACCCTGTCGGTGGCGCAGGCGTGGTTGAAGGCGAATGGGTGGACTCAGGTTCGCGTCGACCGATGGACGAAGCTGCAGGCTCGGACCGGTGAAGAGATGTTCGTCGAGTTGGGCTACGTCTATGGCGCGGTCTGGTTCAAGGGTAAGGTTGCTCGGATCGGTTTCATCCACAACGCCGAGACGCGCGACCCCAACGACATCGAACCGTTGAAGCTGCTGGTTCAGGTACTGGACGAGTCGCGTTGAACCAGCAGGACGCGGTCTGCCCGCGTTGTGAGAAGCACGTTGTGAAGGAGACCCTGATGGATCACCTCGCCAAGCACTGGGCGGAGGACAAAGAGTGAACTTGCTTCTGAACTGCCGGTCTTGCCGCACTAACTTCGACAGCATTCAAGGTGCTGACGATCACGAGATGACCAACGACGAAACTTGTTTCCTGGCTCAGTACACGATCGTTAGGGATGCTGAATGACACCCCCTCGCATGGTCTATATGGCCTACCCAATAGACCTGATCGCGGGCCGTGACGATGTCCGGCCGCTGTTCGAGACGATCGAGAACCTCAAGCCTGCGCTGATGGACGCTGGGGTCGATATAATCTTCGATCCCGGTGATGCATTCATGGTCAACGCGGCGGCCAGGGTCGGGCACGAGCTGCGGTCGATCAACCAGGCCGCGCTGGATGCGGCCGATGCGATGGTGGCGGTCCTGCCCTCCGGCCTGCCGTCCATCGGGGTCCCGATGGAAATCGACCACGCGGTCAAGCAGGGCAAGACGGTCGCGGTGATGACCGACACCAAGGCATGGATGCTGGGGTTCGGTGATTACCCCAACGTGAAGACCTTCCCGATCGAAGAGGCGGGCTGGGTCCAGATGATCCTGTGGATGGTAGCTTCACATCTGCGGGTCGAAGAGTCGAAGCAGATCCAGGTCGAGGCACTGCCGTTCCAACGCGCGTACAAGGCGGAATGCGGCAAGTACGGTGTGCACGACGCACACGATTACGGCGAGCACATGGCCGATCGTTGCGACGGCGTGCCGGATTGCACCCCGCGACGCGTTCACCATAACGACGCGGGCTGGGACCTGATCGTGGCTGAAACGACATTGATCCGGCCTGGCCAGCAGGTTGATATCCCAATGGGGGTGGCGGTTGCACTGCCCGAGTGGTCATTCGGTCGAATCACCGGCCGGTCGTCGACACTGCGGAAGCTCAACGTCCTCGTCAATGAGGGCATTATTGATGCCGGATACCGGGGACCACTTTACGCGCTGTGTCGCAACATGGGCACCGAGAACGTGCGAATCGACGCCGGATCCAGGGTCGCACAGCTCATCATCCACGAAAACCACGCGCCGGAAGTTGAGCCGGTCGCGGTACTCGATCTGCCGGAATCAACACGAGGGGACCGTGGTTTTGGTAGTACGGGAACGTGAAGAGCTTGACACGGTAGACCTCAGCCCGCTAGGGTGGCTGGCTGTGATCACGGGTGCGCTCACACCCCTGATCGTGCTCGGAGTCGTCATCCTGATGTACTCCTGAGCACGCCGTTCCGGTTGATAAGGTGCGGGGAATGCTCCTGGTCCCGGAACACAGAAACGCCCGGCAGTCCCGAGGGGGGACTGCCGGGCGGATCTGTATCAGGAGACGGGCTGGAGAGCCGTCCCGTGAGCTGGCGTGGGCGGGGTGGCAGGTACGGCGGTAGTGACAGGGCCGTCGTCACGGCGGGGCCGGTAGCGGCTGCCTCCGGTGACCAGGCTGCCCAGTTTGGGGCGGGCGGACTCGGTCTGCTCGAACACCAGGACGGCGACCTTGGACTGCTCTTCCGCGATCACGTCCAGCAGGTCCACGATCGAGACGTTCTGGTCCTCCTGGTTGGCGCGGACATGGACCTTGTCGTCGATTCCCTCGATTGCGCCGTGCTCCGCGACCCGAGCCCGATCCATCATATTCATCAAGATCGGGTAGTGCAGGCTCCAGATTGCCTCGCGCTGCTGGTCGATCGGTGTCAGGGTCTCACTCATCGGTGGTGTCCTCGTCCTTCTTGACGTAGAGCTTTGGCGGGGTCACATTCTCTTCGTTCGTCTCGGCCAGCATGAGTTGCCTGGCCCAACGACGCTCTTCCTCGATTCGGTCGAGGTGGATCTTGAACGGGTCCACTTTGCGCCTCCTGGGGGCGGGTTAGTTACAGCGGGCTGATTTCGATCATGACGAGCTTGCCGTTCTTGGTCTTGCCCTCCCACATGAACATGAAGTCCATCTCGTCGAAGTGGTCGGAAGCCAGAGCCAAGATGCCAAACTCTTCGTTCATCATGGCCAGGACGTGCATTGCCATGCCAGGGTCGACCAAACCCCAGTCCAGATAGACCATGACCCGCATGGCGTCAGTTCTCGATCACGGACGTGACGGACGCGGTGACCTTGGTACTGGCCTTCGGCGTGGTCCCCGACCCGCTCATGAACGGCTTCTCGAAAGTGAGCCCATTCGAGACGAGCGTGTCTGAGTACGGGTCCGTCAGCCCGTTCATGATGTAGGTGATCTCCCAGCTTTCGCCGTCCTCGGGCTTGAGGTTCTCCGGCCCCACGTAGTTCAGGGTTGGCTCCCAATTGACGTTGCACCCGTACCCGCTGAAGCAGTGCTTCTTCGTGACCCGGATCGAGACGGTCCAGTCCTTGGTGCCGAGTGGGCGCTCGATCGCCTTGGGCGTTTCTGCCTTGGGGGCGGTGAGCTTCTTGGGCGGGGTGGCGGTCCCTGAGGTTGCCACTGGAGCGGTGGCGCGGCCAACGTTCTTGGCCTCGGGTGCGGCGCAACCGACCAGAGCCAAGGCGGCAACTGCGGCGGGACCCCAATAGCGGAAGTGTGTGTAGCTCATTGCGTCGGTCTCTCTTCTCGTGAGGTGAAATCAGGCGGGCTGGGTGGTGTACGGCTTGAACGTGCTGTTGTTCGTGACCGGGATCTTGTATTCCAGGTCCTTGAGGTTGTCGGCCGCGTTGCTGGCTTCCGAGCCAGGCTTCACCTCGCTGCGGGTGACCACGTTGTCGACCTGCTTGGCGTGGTAGGTCCAGCGGCCGATCTTCACCGTGCCGTAGACCGGCGTGGGCGCAGGGGTCGCAGGCTCGTCGGTCTTGAGCTTGCTGGCCTTCTCCACCAGGCGACCGGCGTGGGCGTAAGCCTTGTCGCGCAGCTTCTGCGAGGGCAACTCGTTCAGAGCGTCACGGACCTCGTCCTCGGTGCCGACCCAGCCGCCGTTCGCGATCACCGTCTGTGCAATCTCCCTGGCCACCTGGCCAGCGTGCCTCGCGTCGTGACCCGGAGCGTACTCCCGTGAGGACAGAGCCTCGCAGCCGCACAAGCACGGCTTAGTGGCAGCAGCCGGATTGCGGGGGGCACGTGGTGACTTGGGGGCAGAGGTTCCCTTGGTGGGGGTGGCGGTCCTGGGTGCGGGCATCCGCGCGTCGAGCCAGGTGGTGAACTTGGCGGTGACGGCTGCCTCGTCCTCCATCTTGACCAGGTCCTCGTGCAGACCCCAAACCGTGTCGCCGTCCGGGGAGGTGACCTCTTCAGCCCACCCGTGGTTGACCAGGATGCCGACCAGCTCGCGAGCGTACCGGCTGTTGATGTTCACCTTGCTGGCGACATCGGTGATGTCCACGAAGTGCTGGTCGTGGATCAAGGCGAAGGTCTTGGCCAGCTCGTCGCGAACGTGGCTCTCGATCTCGGCCTTCTTGGGAGCAGGGGTGGCGTTCTGGAGGGACATTTGGGACTCCTGGGGTGAGAAGTGGCGGGGTGACTAGAACCATCGTACCACATCCCGTCCCAGGACACAAGGGGTGCTTTGGTGTGCGCTGGGACGGAAAGAAGTGCGGTGGGTCAGGGAGAAGGGAAGAGGTGCGGGTAACCCCAAGGTTCCTGGGTTACGACCAAGACCGCACCGTTTCCGCCAATACGACGGAAATCCGGTGAACGCTTCATGTCGTACGGACCGATCGCGTCTTCGGGGATCCGCCACTCTTCGGTCGTGTAGTACTTACCGGTGTCCTTGAACAGGATCACCTCAGCGCGGGGACCGGGGGGAAGTTGCATGTCAGCTTGCGTAACCGACGGCGCGCAGAGGGAACTCGATCGTGACCAGGACCACGTCGGACGGGGAGAACTCCGCGTAGAACTCGCCTCCACCGACCTCCTGAGCCTCCATGAACAGGGACTCCGGGAAGTTGACCGAGAACCACCCCGGGATCGGACGACCGCCCCGATCCTTGAGGGGGCGGACCTCCGTGGCCGGGTCCACGATCACCTCGTGGTCGAGCTGGTTGATCGCACGGGCGACCAGGACCTCGTGGCCAACCGGCCAGGTCCGGCCGACGTGGCCGGAGTGCCGGGTGTTCGGGTTGGCGGCGTCACGGGCTTCGACCCAGACGACACGGACCGGGACGGCCGGGCAGAAGGAACGGGGAGCTGTGATTCGGGGAAGCGGCTTGGTTTCCATGGCGGGTTCTCCTTATGGGGGTGGCGGTTCTTCGGTTTGGGGGGAGACTAGAGTCGATTCCAAGCGGGGAGGATCAGAGAGACCACGTCGCCGTCGGGGAAATCAACTGTGATAGTGAATTCGTCGTCGGGGAACCGGATGATGTGCTGGCCGATCAGGACCGGGAGCTGGGAGTTGTAGTTCAGGAGCCGCTCGAACGCGGTGCGGAATGCGTCCTTGTCGACGAGGGCTCGGATCAGCTCACCATTGTAGATGATTTTGGCCTGCGGTTTGGTGGGGGCGGTGACGTCGGTCATGGTGGGCGCTCGCTTTCAGTAGTCGAGGATGACGGAGATCGGGCCGACCCGGCTCTCCTGGGGGACGATCAGGGAGAACATCCAGTTCTCGCCCCAGACGGTGATCTCCAGCTCTTGCTCGCCGTAAGCCGAGGTGATTCGCATGTCCTCGATCGAGAGGGGTTCCGTGAACTTTCTGCCGTCAACCGCGACCAGCTTTTTGCCGACGAACTCGGAGAAGTCGGAATCTGCGATTAGGGCGCGGACCGTGTGGCGGGTTTCCATTGCAGGCTCCTTTGGCGGGGTCGAGCGGGGGGCGGGGGCGGGGGGCGTCTCTTTCTTTCTACCCCTATCCTATCAGGTAGGGGGAGGGGATGCAAGGGGTGCGGGATGTGATGCGGATCACACCAGGAGCAAGCGACTTGCTAAACGGGAAACCGCAGCGGGGAGGGGTTCTGGGTTAACTCCGCAGACGCCACCCGGACAGTCGGAGCAGGGGAGGGTCGGGAAGCCCGCGTCCCAAGCGCTAGGGTCGTGGTGGGGGCGCGGATGACCGCAGTCGGGGCACGGGAGGGGAGGCAGCTTGCGGGGTTCGGCGTGTCTCACGGTGGGCGCTCCTTCGGCGGGGGGGATCACGGTAAATCTGCAAAGGCTTGACCTTGGAAAGCTACTACCGGGGCCGCCAAAAGGGAAAAGACCCGGTTCGGAAACGTTGACGGCTGGTTTCGAGATTCGCGTGGGGAGGGTCACCGTGAATCTTCGGTGGGGGGCCGATCTCACCGGGGACCCTTCTCAGGGTCCCCGGTGGGGAGCGTTAGACCTGGGCGTCTGCGAGAACCTTGGCGGCTGCGGCCTTGCCAGCCTCGCGGGCTGCGACCTTCGCGGCCTTCTCGGTTGCCTTGCGCTGCGCCGTCTCGTTGACGCCGAGCGCCTTCTCGCGGAGCTTGTCGGTCGGGAGCGTGGCCAGCAGAGCCTTGATCTCGTCCGAGCTGGTGGTTGCGGCGAGTGCGCGTCCGACCTGACCGGCGTGGCGTGCATCGTGTCCGCTGACGTAAAACGCGTCCTGCCGGACGGTTGCCTGTCCGCAGTTGCACTTGCAAGGGGTGGGGGTGGCGCTCGCGGTGGGCGCCTCGGTGGTGGCGACCTTCTTGGCGGCGGTCTTCGTGGTCATTTTGTGCTCCTTGGCGGGTTTCGGGGGGAGGCTTCCCTCCCCTTCCTTGTAATACAAGTATACCATCTCCGGGGGGTATGGCGCAAGTCCCGAGGGGTCGATGCCATGTGATGTGTGCCACATCGTAGCATACTTGTGCGTATGCGAGCGCTGTGCTAGATACAATTGAACGTTCAACTATGGCTGCAAGTTGCGCTCGCAATAGTTGAACGTTCAATAATGTCTGCACATACGAGTATGGTATGGCTATACATATAGGCTGCCTAGATAGGTTTTCACCAAAGCGCACGCAATAACAGCGCGTGATGTGAGCAACGCCACATATACCCCTACCTCTCCACGGTTCCATGAAAACGTTTTCCTAAGGCACGGTCTCGAACTCGATCCCCCCTCCCCCTTCCCTGAGTAAAGTCTCCCCCCACATACTCCCCCACTTCTCGCCTTTCCCATCCAACCGTTGCCGTGTTACGATGGGTCGTGCCCCCGCCTCCGCGTGCCAAAACCCACAACTGGCCTCCATTTGGTTATCAACGTTACCGCGCGAAGATCCTTCGTCCTCCGCCTTATGATCCTTTGATCCACCAGCACCGTCCCGAGTATTACCCCAAACCGGACTTCGGCCCTGAGGATGACCCGATCTGCGGCGCGCGAGACACGAAGCAGGGCGACGCCGATGGAGTCCGCGACAGCCAACGACCTCCAAACCAGCTTTGCCTACGTCCAGCTGGCAACGGAACAAATCATCCGGGTTTCGGCCCTTGCTCGAAGCACGGCGGCAACACTGGCGCTGTCAGGAAGGGTGCAGCTTTGGACGCTGGCAGACATTTCATCGAGCGCATGAAGGCGGAGATTACGATGTTTGGCGGCGACCCTGCTACTGTCACGATCACGCCGCAGGAGGCGCTGATGGAAGAGGTCCGCCGCTCTGTCGCCATGGTGCGGTATCTGCAATCGCAGATCTCAACGTGGAATCCTGCGGTTGGCGACATGGGCGCGCTCCCTACCCTGACCGATGAGACCTCTCTTGGCAGCGCCGCCCCAACGGACGCGGCGGAGTGGCTCCGGCTTTACCGCGAGGAACGCGCACATATGGTCCGCGTCTCAAAGATGGCAATCGACGCAGGTGTCAGCATGTTGATGGTCCGCCTGGCCCAGGAGCAGGGGATGTTGGTCGCCTCTGCGGTCAAGCGCATCCTCGACAGCCTCCAGCTCTCGCCCGATCAGGCCGCTCTCGTTCCAAGCGTTGTCCCCAAGATCTTGGGCGAGATCTCACAACAAAGCTTCCCGGTCAACAGTCCGGTTCTTGAGGGCGTGGTCCTGCGGTGACAACCCGAGGACCCTTGATTCCAAGCGTCCAGGGTTACGACACCCCAGGTGACCGGCATCCCCGCGCGCACGGCCTGCCTCCATTCGATGGGGGGTGGCGGTCCGGGGGTCCGGGGGTCGAGGAACCTGTTGACCCCTTCGCATTCGCGGCAACTATGTTCGCCCCGAAAAAGACTTATCAGGATGATCCGCATGGTTGGGTCACTGCCGCCCTCGGGGAGCACATGTGGTCCAAGCAGCGCGAGATCCTGTTGAGTGTCCGGGACGAACGTTACACAGCGGTCCAGTCCTGCCATGACGCCGGTAAGTCGTTCGTCGCGGCGCGGACGGCGGCCTGGTGGATCGCGAGTCACCCGCCTGGTGAGGCGTTCGTCGTCTCGACCGCTCCTACATCGGCTCAGGTCAGTGCCATTCTTTGGAGGGAGATCGGCAAAGCCCACCGTAAAGGTGGTCTCATCGGTTCGATTACCACAGCGGGTTACCCGCAGTGGAAGTTGGGAAGTGAGATCGTTGGCTACGGACGTAAACCGGCTGATCACTCCGATGCCGCGTTCCAAGGTATTCACGCCAGGCACGTCCTGGTCATCATGGACGAGGCTGGTGGTATTAACAAGACGCTCTTCGATGCAGTCGACTCCCTCGCTACTAACGAGTATGCTCGCGTCCTTGCCATTGGTAACCCCGACGACCCCACGTCGGAGTTCGCGCAGGTCTGCAAGCCGGATTCGGGATGGAATACGATCCGAATTGACGGACTCCGCACCCCAAACTTCACGCGGGAAGCGGTCGAAGGACTCGTCTGTCGACAGTGTCGCAAGATCGGAAGAACCGCCACCCTCCTCAGCGACCTCTTCGAAGCGGAAGGGCTCGCGTACTCCCAAGAAGAAATCCCCGAAGACGTAAAGCCGATGCTCTTGAGCCCATTGTGGGTTGAAGAGCGACTGCACCGTTGGGTCGGCCGAACCACCCACTCGAACGATATCGCCCAGCAGGCGGCCGGTTCGTCGCTGTTCGTCAGCAAGGTGCGGGGCTTATTCCCTAGTACGTCAACTGAGGGTATTATCCCGTTGGGTTGGGTCGAGTCGGCCATGGCGAGGTACCGGCAGTGGGTTGACGACGGCAAGCCCGGCCTTGCGGGCAAGACCAGCTTTGGGGTCGACGTGGCACGTGGTGGGGAAGACGAATCTTGCATCGCCGGTCGCACCGGTCACATCCTACACTTCATCTCGAAGTACCCCTCGGCGGACACCATGGACACCGTTAGTTTCGTTGAAGCGAAGTTGCGGCCCTACACCGCCACGGAGGATGCCACCGCTATCGTCGACACCATCGGCGTTGGAGCCGGTGTCTACGATCGACTGCGCGAGATGAACTACCCGGTCATGCCGTTCACCGCGTCTGGCAAGGCGGCTGGTCTGTCTGACCGCAGCGGCGAGTTCACTTTCACTAACCTGCGCGCTGCTGCCTGGTGGAACATGCGCGAAATGCTGGACCCGTCGCGCGGTTCAAAGGTCATGCTTCTGGACGACGAGATTCTCAAGGCGGATTTGACTTCGCCACGATGGTTCAATCGACCCGGAGGCAAGATCCAGGTCGAGTTGAAGGACGAGATCCGCAAGCGGTTGGGTCGTTCAACGGACGCCGGAGACGCTGTGGTCATGGCGTTTTTTAGCGAGCTAGGCGCTATGGATGGGCAGGGCGACCCTTCTGCTGTACAATGGTACGGACCGGACGAGCAGGAACTGATGACAGTACATCGTTGGGTCGATGACCACGATGGATGGGACGTTAACCCGGACGTCAATCTCGGATGGGATGGACTTAAATGGCGAGGGCAGTAGCGGGTGTCCCAGGCGTTGTAGATATCACGCACCTTCTCGACAGGGAAGATGGTTCCGCGTTCGACCACGACACCATGTTGTTCAACGCGTACAACGAGGGTGCCGTCTTCAACTACGACCGAGGTTCGATCTCGGAGTTGAATGCAATGTTCGAGCGGGACGGCAAGGCGGAGACGCTGCGTCAAGTCCTGACCCTCCCGATCCGACAGGCTCCTTGGACGATCCGCAAGGGTCCGGCCGAGTCGAGCGCTGTCGAGCTGGTTGAGCGGGTTCTGTCGAACCCGGCCAACAACGGTGGAATGTCGACCCCGATGGGTCTGATCATCGCGCAAATGTGTCAGGCGATCGTTTATCGTAAGACTTACTTCGAGAAGGTCTTCACCGAGCGCGACGGTAAGATCATCTACGACAAGTTGGCCTGGCGTCCTCCGCAGACCTGCGCGATTGTCCGTGACCCAAAGAACGCGGCGTTTAAGGGGTTCAAGCAGCAGCCGATCCGGCTGGAGGACACCGAAGAGATCGAGATCCCTCCTCAGCGGGCTTTCGTTTACATTCATGGAACTGACAGGAACCCGCTCGAAGGCAAGTCCGACATGGACATCACCTACTGGGCGTACATCACCAAGCAGAAGATCCGGTTCCTGTGGTACCAGTTCCTGGAGGGCCAGTCGCTCCCCAAGACGATCGTCCGAGCCCGCACCGAAACCGACGCGAATCGCGCCGCACAGAAGATCATTCAGCTCAAGCAGGGTGGCGTGGTCGGGATGACCGACGCGATCACCACAGATGTTCTGGAGAGCAGCGGCAAGGGTGCTGACCAGTTCAAGGCGGCACTCCAGTGGCTCGACGCTGAGGCTTCTGGTTCCGTCCTGGCCGGGTTCACCGACCTCGGGGCAGCTGCGGTCGGCGGTACCGGGTCGTTCGCGTTGTCGAAGGACCAGACGGACTTCTTCCTGATGTCGCGTCAGGCGGTTGCGCGGGACATGGCGGACGCTCTCAATCAGTTCGTGATCCCCGACCTGGTTCACTACAACTTCGGGCCGGATGCTCGCAGCCCCGAGATCGAAATCGGACCCATCACGCAGGACGACGCGAGTCTCGCGATCGGCCTTCTGCAGGCCGTTTCGGTCACGGAGTCGCCCGTCTTGCCTCGCGAATTCTATTCGGAACTGATCGAGAGGGTCGCGGGGTTCCTGGAACTGAACACGGCTAAGGTCCGGGAGGGTCTGGCCAGGGCTGAGGCTCAGGGTCGGGCAGCTCTGCCGGATGCGCCGGGGGTCGGGGCCATGGCTGGGGTTGTCGGAGGTGCGGCGAGCGCGATCACCAGGCAGCGTGAGCAGCGCGAACCCCGGAATGACGCAGGACCGCCACCCCGCATTGGTGCTCGGATGCCTCGTATCATGATCGGGTCGGGTGGTCCGCGTGCCTGAGACCCTGTTCATGCAGCCCGAGGTCCTCAAACTGGATATGATGGTCACCCGAGGAGGTGGGTGGAGCCTCGCGTTGCTCGTCACAGATAACGCGGGGATCGGGCTGGACCTCACGGGAAAGACCGCCACCATCACGTTGGACGGGACGGTGAGCTGGAATGCTTCGGTCGTCGGTTCCACGTTCGTTTGGGATATCCCGAAGACCTCGGTGGACGCTCTTACGATTGACAAGGTGGGGGTGGCGGTTCTTACCGTGGCTGACGGAGCTAACGTTACGGTTTGGGCCAAGGGTAAGGTCACGGTCCAGTAGTGGCGACGCTGAATCTGACACCTGGAGCCACCGTGAGGGTGGTTCAGCCGACTGTAGGCCTGGTGTCGGTTGTTCGAGGCTCGCGCTCCATCGGGGTGGTGGCGGTTCCTGCTGGCGCGTCGGCGGGTCTGACCGGTTACGAACACGTGCAGTCGGTCCCGGCGTCGACTTGGATCATTAGTCTCCCGGCTCAGTTTCCCGCCAGACGACCCGCAGTGTCTTTGTACGTGAACGACGAGATGGTAGAATCCGACATAGTTTGGTCGCCTGGGATCAAAACTGTGACTGTGACGTTCCCGTCGCCAATCGCTGGCGTCGCTGTAATCACGTAAGGGAGCCCCGGTGGCCAAGAAGTTCCTCAATGGCATCGATCTCAACAACCAGCGGATCGTTCTGGTAGCTTCTCCGTCCACGGGGACGGACGCGACCAACAAGGACTACGTTGACAACTTGATCCAGGGTCTGTCTTGGAAGCAGGCGGTCCGTGTTGCCACCACGGCCAACGGGACTCTGGCTTCTGCGTTTGCCAATGGATCCGTCATCGACGGCGTTACCCTGGTCACTGGCAACCGAATCCTGATTAAGGATCAGACTACCCAGACCGAGAACGGCATCTACACGGTCAATGCGTCGGGTGCTCCGACTCGCGCAACGGACGCCGACACGGCGGCTGAGCTGGTCAACGCCACTGTTTACGTCTCCGAGGGTACCGTCAACGCCGATAAGGCGTTCACGCAGACCGCGAATGCGCCGATCACGGTCGGCTCGACCAACCTCGCATTCGCCCAGCAGGGTGGCGGTACTGCCTACTCGGCTGGTAACGGTCTGCAGCTGTCCTCAACCACGTTCTCGGTTCAGGCCAACGGCTCGTCGATCGACGTTTCCGGCTCCGGTGTGCGGATCGCGGACGCTGCGGCTGGTGCCGGTATCACCTCGACCTCCGGCGTGCTGGCAGTCGGTGCTGGTACAGGCATCACGGTCAACGCTGATGATGTGGCGATCAACACCTCAGTTGTCGTCCGTAAGTATGCGGTAGCAATTGGTGATGGTTCGGCCACTTCGATTGCGGTGACGCACTCGCTGGGTACTCAGGACATTACTTGGTCCGTTCGTGACGCAACTTCGCACGCGTTCGTCGAGACGGACGGAGTCGCCACCTCGACCACGGTCCTCACGCTCACCTTTGCGACGGCGCCGACCAGCGGTCAGTACCGCGTGGTGGTTCACGCCTAATGCCTCGGTTCCTGACGGCGATCAGGCACCTGGTTTCAACGGCGGACCCGTCGACTCCCACGCCGTCAGCAGGAGACGAGTATTTCAACTCAACCACTGGTGCCAAGAAGATTCACAACGGTACGGCTTGGGTTTGGTCTAGCGTATTCATTCAACCGTTCACGATTCAAGGTGCGCTGACAGTTGGTATCACCGGTCGCAAGCAGCGACTGTACAACCGGTCTGGTTCACCTTGGACAATCGTGGGTGCGGATCTGTACATTGCCACTGCTCCGACGGGGTCGGGGGTCACGGTTCAGGTGAACAAGAATGGTGCGTCATTGTTCACGTTGTCGGTAGCTGCGGCTGGTAACGCGGCTAACTCGGCACCCAACGCCGTTGTCGCTAATGGTGACTACCTTGATTTGGATGTTACGGCGATCGGTTCTACTGTTGCGGGGTCAGACCTGTCCTTCACGTTATCCATCATAAGTTGAGACGAGGAATCCATGGCACGCTTTGCTGCCTCCGGTAAGACCCTGGCTACCGCCGCCAACAGCAATATCTTGTCGATTCGGTCGACCGCCACTCAGCGTGCGCGTGTTCTCGAACTGCACTTGTTCGCGGAGACAGCTGTTGCATGGGTCAACCCAGCCTTGTTCTTGACCACTGTGGTGGACACCGCTGGGACGGCTGTCGCCGGGCAGAGGGAGGATTCCGGGTCAGGTGCCCCGACGTGTGTTGTGTCGACGATTCCGACCGGTGGTACGCTCGCTGCCGTGGCCCATCGACGAGCAACGATTCCTGGGTCAGTCGGCCAGGGTATCATCTGGATTTGGCCGGACAGCGACCCGCTGCGAGTTCCACTGTCGTTGTCGATGCTGCTTCGTAATGATGGTGTCGTTGGACCTGCGATCACGTGGACGATCGTCTGGGACGAGTAATCCGTGGCGCGGACAACCAAACTCATCACAGCGGCTACCGGTACCGGTGTCGTTGGGGGCACGCGTCCGCCGTCGCTGTTTCGCACCCAAAAGTACCGCCCCGATGGTAATGAATCGAAAACCACCATCGTTGGTAAGCCGACGATTCCTCATTTCTTTGAGGATTACGAAGCCGGTAATATCAGCCGGTGGACGGTGGTCGCCGGTACCCCGCTGGTCACTTCAGCGGCAGCGTACGGTGGATCTGGATTCGGTGTTCGACTTTCACCTGGTAGTGGTGTTGGCGCGGGGTTCGGTACGTCCACGAACAAGTGGCCGCAAACTCACACCTGGGCAATCGTACGCACCCGATTCCGATTCAACACACTTCCATCTGGCACTTCGGGCGACATTTTCACGCTGCAGAGCATCACGCAGACCAATAACACTGACTTGTTTTACGACAATGTCACCGGTCAACTTAAGGCAGACATTGCAGCTGCCGACACTCTGCTGATTCCCGGTACGGTCACAACCGGCACTTGGTACACGGCCGAAGCTCGAATATTCGTTGGTGCAACCACTCACACTGCTGAGTTTCGCATCAATGGAACTACTGCCGGTACTATTAGCTCAGCGGGTAATACCAGTACATTCATTCGTTCGTTGACTCTTGGTGCGACCTCCACTAACAAGACGTTCCAGATCGACTATGACGACACATACGTTTACGTTGCGTCGGCGCAGCCGGATTGGATCGATGACTGGACTGTTGCTGGAAACCCTGCGGTTGACACGCTTACCGACGACTTCACCACTAAGGATCTTACGAAGTGGACGTGGGACGCAGCGGCCAGCGTATCCGGTGGTAACGCGGTAATCCCCTGTACCGGCGCTTACTCGACGATCTATTCGAACACGAATTATTCTCTAACCGGTTCATCCATCATGTTGAAATGGGCCGGGCTTCCCACTAAGGTGGGTGACGGAACTCAAGAGGCTCTGTTCATCGCGTACTCGGGTGGAGTAGTCCAAACCAGCAACTACTGGTCGATTTTCTGGACAGCCGGTGGTGCGGGAACACAGGCGATTTGCCTTCGCGAGATGGAGGCCGGATCCGCTGCCAGTGACGTTTATGTCAACTGGGACGCGACCGCCATGGCTTATTGGCGGATCCGCGAAAGTGGCGGAATAATATATTGGGAAACCAGTCCTGATGCGACGACGTGGACAATTCGTCGCCAGAAGGCTCCTGCCGCTGGCATGGATGCGACGACCGTCAAGATCGGTTTGCAGACGGGTTACTGGGGAACCGGTGGTGCGTCTGGTAATTTTCTAATCGATAGCATTAATGTTGCGCCGATAGTGCCGACGGGCCAAGTTGCATTTGGCTCATCGTCCTCGGCAGGGGACATGGTATCGGGGGTTACCAGTAGAACAGTGAACGTCCCGACTGGGGCCGCTATTGGCGATGTGATGGTGGCGGTTCTGGGGCGATGGGGATCGGGCAACCCAGCGGTGACGGCTCCGGCCGGGTGGTCACAGAAGGTAGAATACGCTCAAGGCGGAAACTTCGCAGGATCAACCAACAAGACGATGATCCTGTGGAAGCGACTGACCGCCGCTGACACTGGCACCTACACATTCTCCTGGACCGGAGGGTTGTGGGCACATCTTCACGTGGTTCGTTTCACTGGGGTTCTTGCATCAGGTGATCCGATCGGAACGTTACATACCAGCGCTGACACCGGAAGTTCCGGCGCGACTACTTACCCGTCCACCACATTGAATCCAGGGTTTGTCGGCGCGGGTATGCTTTGGCATGGTTACAACGATGCTGGTGGAACATCCACCCCGCCAACCGGTTACACGACCACTCAGGGAGGCGGGGCAACTTCAAATGCCATTACCGCCTACAGGTTCCCGACTGGCACTGGGCCACATGTCGCGTCTGGCGGTACTGCTCCAAACACGATACTTCAATCTGTACTAGTCGCGCTTCAGCCCGCCCCGCCTGGTGGCGGCACAACTACTAACCGGTTCATCGGATGGGGATGGGGAGTGGCAGTGTAATGGGAGTCTTGGAGCGCAAGCCAGGAGGGCCGGACAACTGGGTCGAACAGACCGGTGGTCTGCCCAAGTACATCGAGCGAATCGCCAAGCACCTGCACTATGAGCGTGGGATGTCGATCTCCCACGCGATCGCAACCGCCGTCAACACGGTGAAGCGCTGGGCGCGTAAGGGCGGAGTCGTCAAGTATGGTGACCGTAACAATATGAAGGTCACGGTAAAGACCCAAGCTCAGGCCGCTGCTGCATTGGCGCAATGGGAGGCCAACAAGGCCAAGGCACGCGTCTTGCCAGGCACGCCGGGGGGTGGTAAGATGCGGCGTAGGCGGGCAGTCAATCTTTCGGAGGACATGGTGACGTTGGAGGCTCTTGCAGCCAGGGCCAACGCCATTGCTGACCCCGAAGCGCGAGGCCGGGCTCGAATGAAGGTCCTGGAACTTGCAGCCGGTGGTGGGGGTGGCGGTTCTGCCGCGCCTGCCACATTTAAGGGCAAGGCCGGAGCCGTGAAGGGCAAGACCGCCACCCCCGGTAAGAGCAAGGAACCGCAGGCTCGCGGCCAGAAGAAGGTCGTTGGAAAGCGGAAGCCGCCTTATCAGTGGAAGCACGGTTTCGTCCCAGTGACTGAGAAGGCGCTGGACTCGAAGGCTAAGGGTTCGCCCGTTGCCAAGGAGACGATCACCAAGAAGTACGGCCCCGTCAAGAAGGTCGGCAACGCGACCCAGACTCCCTCTGGTCCACGTGAAACAGCGGATAAGATCGTTGGTGGCCGGGCTCAGGGTCAGACCGCTAAGACTGGTGGAACCGTTTCCGGCCGTAAGGGCATCGTTGCCCTTAGGTTGCGTGAAGGAAAGAACAGTGGCCGTACCTTCGGTGAAGGTGTTCGCGCAGTCCAGGGTGACCCCAACCGTGACGTAGCCACCCGTGCATCAACTGCCAAGCGCACCTGGGACAGCATCCCCGACAACCGTCGAGTGGTCCGCAACGGCAAGCGATACGTCATCGCCAACGTTGCAGGTCGCCAGCAGCTTACTCCTTGGGTTGGGGTGGGTGGCGGTCCTTCGAAGCCGACCAGCAACAAGCGGATCGTGTCGATCCGAACCGCGCAGGCTGAGTCGATGACCGAGGGTCAGATCCGTAAGGTTCTCAAGCCCAAGGGCGGAGCAACCGGTCAGGCTCGCGCCCCGTTGAACAAGGCGCTGGGTGCTAAGATCAAGCGTCGGAAGATTGCGAGAGTAGCATGAGCAAGGTTACTCTCTCCCCTGTTGATCTGTCGATCGCGGAAAAGACCGGTCGCCGGACCTTCCGCAAGCAGATTCTCAAGAAGGGGACCATCAACTACCAGGGCACGCGGGTCGACTTCGACGACGACTTCCTGAGCGACTGTGTTGAGGCGTTCAAGAACGGCGCGTACGATCAGGTTCCCTTTGTACTCGCGACTCCGGACAATGCGCATAACATGGACCCGGAGCGCTATCGCGGCGAGATCGTCGACATGGAACTCACTGACGACGGTATCGACGCGATCATCGAAACTACCAAGTCCGGCGCTAAGGCGATCGAGGACAACCCCAAGTTGGGGGTGTCGGCTCGCATCGTCCAGGGTCTGGCCAAGGTGGACGGTCGTAGTTTCCCTCGGGCGATCCAACACGTGCTCGCCACGATGGACCCGAGGCTGACGGGCATGCAGCCCTGGCAGCCGGTCGACCTGGCAATGTATTCTGGTGATGACGAAGTGCTCGACCTCACCGCAGCTACCGTGAAGAAGGGAAACTCAGTGGCCACCAAGCCCAAGGCACGCAGCGGCGGGGTCGTTTCGTTCGACCTGTCCTCGCTGACCGACGAGCAGTTCAACATTCTGCTGTCGACTGCCGTCATGGACCCCGAGACGGACACCGATGACGGGACCGAAGAGCGTACTGTCACCGTCAAGACCAAGCGTTCCCCCAAGAGGGTCGTCGGCAAGCGCGTCGTCCAGGAGGCTGCGGCCGAAGAGGACGAGGACCTCGACGAGGTCGTCGACGAGGACGACGACGACGTGGAGTACGTCGACGAGGAGGGTAACGCCGTCGACGCCGAGGGCAACCTCCTGGAGGACGACGAGGACGCCGAGCTGGAGGACGAGGACGAGGACGACGAGGACGAGGTCGTCGAGGCTCCGGCCGCTCGCGTCAAGGCCAAGCCTCGCAAGGCGGTTCCCGGCCAGCGTCGCAAGGTGGAGCTTTCCGAGCCGGTTCGCCCGGCGAAGAAGATGAGCAAGGCGCGTCGGCTGGAGCTGATGCTCTCCGAGCGCGTTTGGGAGAGCGAGAAGTCCAAGTACATCGGCGCTGGGGTTCCTCCGTTCCTCGTGGACCTGGCCGAGCCGGTCCTCAAGTCGCCGGACTCGCAGCTCCTGGACCTGTCCGAGGTGGGTGGCGGTTCTGTCGACGCTCGCACCACGATCCGCAAGATGCTGGACGGCGTCAAGGGAATGGTCGACCTGCGACCGGAGATCGGTCACCAGGTCGACCTGAGCACCATCGAGAAGGACAGCCCTACCGACCGGGCACTCCAGGCCTGGAACGAGACCTACGGCACGCCCTGACCGGCTGGCCCTGACAAAGAATAAGGAGAACCCAACATGTCGGGTGTTAACCCGCGTTACGTTCAGGGTCCGGTTACCTACCAGGTCGTCGAGACGGTCGTCGGTGGGCAGCTGGTCGAGGCTCGTACGGGCGGTAAGGTTGGCGTCGCTGCCGCCGGTTCCGTTCGGTGCCTCGGCGTCGCGACCAAGGACGCCACCCCCACCGTGGCAGGCACGGGTACCGATGTGTTCGGTAACCCGACCTTCGCCCTCCAGATGGTCACCGACCAGGTCGCTGTCGGCGGTTCCGACGCGATTTACCCGGTGACTTACTCCGCGAACGCCACCTTCGGTGATCGTCTCGTCTGCACGGCCAATGGAACGGTCGCCCCTGCTGGCGCCGCTCCTGATGCCCGTACCGTGGTCGGCGTGTGCGCCGAGCCCAATGGTGTCGTCATCGCCACCAACGTCATCGGCCTCGCGAAGATCCTGGTCTGACGACCCCTCGCGACTGATTTACTAGAGAGGAAAAGCGAGTGCCCACCAAGGTCGTTAGTGCACAGGACGGTCTCCGTCTCACTGTCAACGCCATGACCAAGGACCCGACGCTCATCCCGGCGCGTCTGATCCAGAACCTGGAGAAGGAGTTCATCACTGACGCTCTTCTCCGGACGCTGCCTGCCACCAAGTCCGGGGTTTATGTCTACGACGAGTCCACCCCGATGTTCGCGGACGGCTCCGCCGCGATCGTCGAGGAGTTCGGTGAGATCCCGGTCATCACCGGCCGTCAGGGTGACCGCAAGGCGGCTTACACCGTCAAGCGCGCTCTCGCGATGATGGTCTCTCAGGAGATGATCAACCGCAACGACGTGGACCGAGTGAACACCCAGATCCGCCAGATCCGCAACACGATGGTGCGCACCTGGGAGACTTCTTTCCTCCAGGCTCTGTTCACCCTCACCACCAACACGCAGGCCGCCGTTGGTGCCTGGTCCGGTGGTACCTCGAAGATCCGCAACGACCTGGCCCTGGCCTCGAAGAAGATCGCGGACTCCGCGCCGACTTCGGACCCGGACAACTACTTCGGTTTCCAGGCCGACACGCTGGTCATCGGGCACACCTCGCGTACCGACCTGATGACGAACGCGGACTTCAACGCCGCGTTCAGTTCGCAGGGTCCGCTGGCCGCGAAGAACACCGGCTACACTGGTGAGCTTCCGGGTCAGTTCTTCGGCCTGAACATCATGGTCTCCCGTGAGCTGGACCGTCTTTACCCCGGTAAGGCGATCCTGCTCCAGCGCAAGGTCGTCGGCGGTATCGGTGACGAGCGTCCGCTGCGGGCGACCGAGCTTTACCCGGACCGTCCGCGTGAGACGTTCCGGTCCGACCTCGTTCGTCAGTCGGCGGTCGTCATCGACCAGCCCGGCGCGGCGTGCCTCATCACGGGAGTCTGAGCATGGCAGAGTACGTGGTTCTGGCTGACGGGTGGCGTCGGCCGACCAAGATGGCAGACAACGCCACTCGTGACCTTCTGGAGTGGGAGGACTACTCCAAGGGTGATGTCGTCGAGCTGGACGAAGAGAAGGACAAGGCGGAGATCACCCGCCTGACCCCGGCTTTCCGTCCGGCGATCATGCTCAAGTCGGAGTACGAGAAGGTCGACCCCGAGTACCAGCGTCAGGTCATGGCTGTGACCGCCGCTCGTGCGGCCACCCTGGGTGGCGCGGGTTCCGCTCTTCCCGGCGACAACCAGCGCGAGTTCCCCGAGGGTCAGCGTGTGGACGCTCCGGGTTCCGCCGTCGGCTCTGGGGGTACGGACCCCGAGCCGCAGGGTCTCACGGGTGAGGCTGCAGGGGACAAGTATGACGACGCCGAGGCGTACTCGTACCCCGAGCTGCAGGCCGAGGCTCGCAGTCGCGGGATCAGCGCGGGTGGCTCGCGGGGTGACCTGGCGGCTCGTCTCCGCGAATTCGACCGGCTCAACCAGTCCGAGCTGACTCGCCGTGCGGCGGGCGAGGACCTGGACGACGACAACAAGGACGTTGCGCTCAACAACTGAGTGCACGCCAACTACGACCCTCCAGGAGGCTAACGTGTACTCGTCGGTAGACGATGTTCGTAACGCGTTGGCCCCTGGAGGGTCGGCGTCTGACACCGGAACCGCTGCGGCGGTCGAGGACAACCAAATCCAAGACGCCATTGCCGAGGCGGACGGCATCATCTCGGTGCATATCGCGTCGCGGTACGAGATTCCGCTGGACATGACCGCCACCCCACCTGGTGTGGTGGCGGTTTCCCCGGTTCGGTGGTGGTCCCGGACCATCGCGGCTTACCTCATCACGCTAACTTACAAGCGTGGCAAGGACGTTCCCGAGGACGAGCCAGCTCGGCTGCGGTACGACGAAGTG